TACAAAGGCATGTTGGTAGTGCGAAGCGAAATAAAAAGCATGTGTTCGCATCATCATCAACCAGTAAATGGTGTAGCTTACATTGGTATTATTGCCGCAGAAACACTTATAGGACTTTCTAAATATACACGTATTGCACAATGGTGTGCTAGGCGTGGAACACTACAAGAAGAACTAAACAACGTGATTGCTAACGAGATACAAAAAGCAACTGGTAGTTCTAATGTAGGCGTATACTTACAAGCAACACATGGTTGTTGTGAAAATAGAGGTATTGGTGCTCATAGTAGTTTGACACAGACAACTGTACTACGTGGAGCATTCGGAGACGATGCAGGTACTAAAAAAGAGTTCATGGACAATATCAAATTACAACAAGAATTTGCTTGTAACAAATAGAAAGGTGAATATGAAAATTTCTAATAAAGATCCAGGCGCAGGGCATTTTGCCGTTAGCCTGGTTAAAAGCATTTTTAGATTGGTAGCATCGGCTATATTAATTTTAGCAGGATACTACTTATATGGTGCAGAAAATTACACAGACTTGTTATTATCAGATGCAGGATACTTTTTGATGTTAGCAGGAGGTGGACTTTTCTGTGCTGAAGTACTTGGCATTGTAGAGGAGATTGTGTAATGGTGCTAGAAGATGGACCACTTAAATCAGCATTTGAAAGAAATACAGAAGGTGTTGTAAAACAAGAATTTATTACATACGTTGTGAAAGGTAATCAGCTTGTGAAAGAAACTGTAGTAAGAAAGTTTCATTCTAAAGGAGATTATGTTGACAGCAGTTATTCAGAACCATTAGTGGAGGTTAAAAATGAAGTTAAGTGAATTTAGAAAAAAGTTTGGTGAAGGTACAGATTTTGATCTTGATTATGGAAAACTTTTTATTATTGCTTTGTGTATCTACATTGCAGTACAGGTGAGCTAATGATGAAGCTATTCAAAAGAAATGATACAAGGCCACACTGGGAAGTTATGGCTGACGATGGTATGAACAAGTTTTTAAAGTTTTGTATTACTTGTGTGTTTTTATACTTTGGTTATCATACAGTAATAGCACTTATAGATAGGTTCTTTTAATGACAACACTTGCCCAACATGATTTTAGTAAGACAGTAGAAAAGAAGTTTTACTATTCTGAAATATTTTATAGTATTCAAGGTGAAGGACATTACACAGGTGTTCCGACAGCTTGGATACGTTTCTTTCTATGTAACTTACAATGTAATGGCTTTGGGCAATTAGATCCAACAAATCCTGACACGTATGATTTGCCATTCCAAGACTTTGATGTAAGTTCTGTGAAACGTGTTGAGGACTTGCCAGTATGGGAAAAAGGTTGTGACTCAAGTTACACTTGGGCAAAAAAGTTTAAAGACTTAATGGGCCAAGAAACTCCTACTGCTATGGCAAACAAGATTGTTGATTGTATTAAGAATGATAGCAATCCAGAAGGTAAGTTTTTACATCCTGTAAGTAAACAACATCAACATCTTTGTTTTACAGGCGGAGAACCTTTGATGGTTACAGGACAACAGGCAGTGGTAGGTATATACAATGAACTTAAAAGACAGAACAATTTGCCTGGTTCTATGACATTTGAAACTAACGGCACACAAAAATTAAGAGAGCCGTTCTTAGAATGGGCTAAGAGTATTGACACAGAAATATTTTTTAGTTGTAGTCCTAAACTGTTTACTGTATCAGGTGAAAAAACTGAAAAGGCAATCAAGCCCGAAATTGTTGCTGAATACTTAAAGGCATCTACAAAAGGACAACTTAAATTTGTGGTTGGCAGTTTACAACGTGAATGGGATGAGATGGAAGAAACAGTAGAAAAGTTTAGAAGTGCTGGTGTTGATTGGCCAGTATGGATTATGCCTACAGGAGCAAGATCAGAAGAACAGGAAGCAACTGCTGGTTCTGTAGCACAAAAGGCATTCCAAAGAGGATACAATGTTGCGGCAAGAGTACATGTATATCTATTTGGTAATGCTATAGGAACGTAACATGTGGAATTTTTTAACAAGTTTGTTTAAAAACAAACAAGAAGATAAAGGTTACAATGATCCTTTTACTGAGATGATAGAAATGAAAAGACAATACGAAAACGAACAACATGAAAAGGCAATGAAGGCTGAAATTAAAAAAGAGACCTTAGACGAAGAACTAAGGAGAAAAGGACTGATATGAAAGACATGTTAGACAAATTGCTTGGTAGAAAAGCAAAAACAACGCCAAAAAAAATGACTGCGGAAGAAGAACGTAGATCTGTCCTTGCAAAAGAAAAAGAAGAAGCTACAAAAAATAAAAAACCCTGGGTTGGTGTTTTAGACACAAAAGTAAATCCAGATGATATTAAAAACGGCTTTTTTGAACTAGACTGGAACAATGAATTTATTGAACAGTTGCTAGATGCAGGATATACAGGCGAAACAAATGAACAAATAGTAGATGCTTGGTTTAAAACTATAGCAAGGCAAATACTTGAAGATGAAGGATTAGATCCAGATAGAGGTGCTGGATTTATTGATACTAAAGGTATTGGTAAAGGAAAAGCAGAAGTTTCTTGACATCTTTACAAAAAGGCACTATAATATAATAAAAATGCAAAAGGCAAACAACATGACGTATATTTTGGTAGATACTGCAAATACTTTCTTTCGTGCAAGACATGTAGTACGTGGAGATCTTGATACAAAAGTTGGTATGGCGTTCCATATAACACTAGGTAGTATTAGAAAGGCATGGGCCGATTTTGAAGGTGCTCATGTAGTATTTTGTTTGGAAGGACGTAGTTGGCGTAAAGACTTTTATGAACCTTACAAAAGAAATAGAAGTGATGCCCGTGCGGCACAGACAGAATCCCAACAAGAAGAAGATAAAGTATTCTGGGAAATGTTTGATGAATGGAAAGAATTTGTAACTAATAAAACAAACTGTTCTGTTTTACATCATCCGCAACTAGAAGCTGATGATCTAATTGCTGGTTGGATACAGGCACACCCAAATGATAATCATGTTATCATATCAACAGATGGTGACTTTGCACAATTGATTGCTCCTAACGTAAAGCAATACAATGGTGTAAGTAACACAATTATTACACACGAAGGCTACTTTGACGATAAGAAAAAACAACCTATCATAGATAAAAAGACAGGCAAAGAAAAAGAGGCACCTAATCCAGAATTCATGCTATTTGAAAAATGCATGAGAGGTGATACAAGTGACAATGTGTTTAGTGCATATCCTGGCGTAAGAACAAAAGGCACTAGAAACAAAGTTGGACTTATAGAGGCTTTTGATGATAGGCAAACAAAAGGTTTTAATTGGAATAACCTTATGTTACAACGTTGGACTGACCACGAAGGTAATGAACATCGTGTGTTAGATGATTACAATAGAAACGTAACCTTGTGCGATCTTTCTGCACAACCTGGCAATATTAGAAGCATTATAAATGATGTTGTAGAAGAAGCTATGGAACCAAAGAAGGTATCACAAGTAGGATTACATTTAATGAAATTCTGTGCAAAACACGATATGCAAAGAATAGCAGATAACGTACAACAATATGCAGAGGCTTTGAATGCAAAATATGCCTGAAGGAGGAAGTATGACAATTAAAGCAAAACCTATACTAAAAAATAAATTTTGGATTATTGAATCCAACGGAGAAAGAATTGGTACTTTATCAAAACAAGAAGATAAAAGATTAATGTACAGTTGTGCAACAGGCACTGAATACTTTACAGATACAAAATCTTTCAATAGTTTTATCGGTGGTGTGAGCTGGGACAAGGCAAGTATCTCAGACGGTAGTAGTACAAAAGAGATACATGGATTTAACACATCTACATCGCCTTTTAATGTAATGTACAATGTACAAAAGAAACTGCCATTATTCACAAAGAGTAAAAAGAGCAAAAGTTTATATTGTGCAGGATACTATATTATTAAATTTGAAAAAGGTTGGGTAAGAAGTTTTTGTCCTAAACTAGTTACACTAGAAAAGTATCCTTACAAAGGACCTTTTAAAACAGAGTTTACAATGAGACAGGAGTTATCAAATGCAAACAAAAGAAGCAATTAATACAATTCCTATTCAAAAATTTGTGCAACAAGTAAAGGTTGCTGATGCAGGCAATCATAAAGAAATACGTATGCAGATTCAAGAAGCAAAGAATCTTATGTTTGCTTTAAGCACCGTATTAGCTAATCAGCAGGGTAGATTAGAGCAATTAATAATAGATAACAAAGGTAATGCTGACGAAGTTGTTACAGTAACAATGGACGGCGGCACAGGTTGGAAATAAAACACTCTGTTATCCTCTAAAAAGAGATAAATATATGTGTAGTTAATTTAAAGGATTACACATATGAGTAGACCAAAACCAACAGTGATACTTGAAAACATTGACAAGGCGTCATATAAATGTGAGCAAGTTTTAAAGGCTGAAGCAATATGGGCCGTGTTTTATCAGGGTGTACCATTCAATTTAAAAACATCTAATGCCTTAACAAACTATCCAGGACCTAAGTATAAAAAGGTTTCATTTTCAAATCCAGGACATGCACATAACCTTGCAAAAAAACTAAACGACATGTTTAATTGCAAAGACTTTGAAGTATATAAGTTAACACAAGGTGAAGTGGTTACTGATGAATAATGAACTGGAAAGAGACATACACAAAGATCTTCCTTAAACAAGCCAACATTGCAATAAGCGAAGCAACACTGAAAGAGTATATGCCAGTATGGTGGCAGAATACAAGAGGTAAAAGTACAGGTGGATTGCGTCTTACAGATGACGGCTTTGATTTTCTTTTGGAAAAACTTGATCTACAAATGTACGAGATACCGTTTCCAAAAGACTTTACTATGACTACCCAAACAATTATATTTTTGGACCAATTTATCAATTGTCCATACTATATTACTCCTAGAAGCATATTTGTAACGGACGAAAAGAAGTCAATGGAACTGCATCTTTTCTCCGGAGATCTCCGAAAATACGGATTAGTAAAAGCAATAGAACGCCAAAAATAATCATATTTTGGCAAAAAAGAGGTTGACTTTTATCTAAGTGATGCTATACTGTATACATAGTTAGAAATAGGCACTGACTTAGAAAAAGGAGTACAACATGGAAAATATCGCACTTAGAACAGTTTCACCGAATGGCGCAAAAAGAAGCATTCGTAGGGCGTTCAAAAAACAAAGACCAATCTTTATTTGGGGACCTCCAGGTATTGGTAAATCAGAAGTAGTTCATCAAATTGGTGATGAATATAAAAAATCGTTAGTAATTGACATTCGTTTGTCATTATGGGAACCTACAGACATTAAGGGTATTCCATACTTTGACGCAGTACAGGGTAGAATGGTATGGGCACCACCTGTAGAACTTCCAGATGCGGAAACTGCTAAGAAGTACGATATTATTATCCTGTTTATGGATGAAATGAATTCGGCTCCGCCAGCAGTACAGGCGGCGGCATATCAGTTAATTCTTAACCGTAGGGTTGGAACTTATCACTTGCCAAAGAACGTTGTTATCGTTGCGGCAGGTAATAGAGAAGCTGACAAAGGCGTTACTTATAGAATGCCTGCTCCGTTGGCTAACAGATTTGTTCACTTAGAAATGAAAGTGGACTTTGATGATTGGTTTTCTTGGGCTACTGGCAACAAAATACATACTGATGTTGTCGGTTATTTGAATTTTGCAAAGAAAGACTTATATGACTTTGATCCTAAGAGTCCGAGTCGTTCTTTTGCAACACCTCGTTCTTGGTCATTTGTGTCTGAATTACTTGAAGACGATGATGACGAGAATACCACTACCGATTTGGTAAGTGGTGCAGTCGGCGAAGGACTTGCCGTAAAGTTCATGGCGCATCGTAAGGTTGCTTCGAAACTTCCTAATCCAATTGACATTTTAAATGGCAAGGTGAAGGAAATAGAGACCAAAGAAATCAGTGCCATGTATTCCTTAACGGTCTCGCTATGTTATGAGCTTAAAGACGCTTGTGATAAAAACGACAAAAAGTTCGACGATAAAGTCAATAACTTTTTACGTTTTGCAATGGACAATTTTGACACTGAATTGGTTGTTATGGGTATCAAGTTAGCCCTCACTCAGTACTCACTTCCAATTGACCCAGATGAGGTTGAGTGTTTTGATGAGTTCCACAATCGTTTTGGCAAGTACATACAAGCCGCTCAAAGTGCATAATAGCACAGGGAGTTTGGACAGTCTCCTCCAAAAAAACTGTCCTTTTTTCTTGACAAACTTGTTTAAATATGCTATTATATAAACATAATAAGGCACTGAAGGAGAGGCAACATGACAATAGATACTAAAGGATTTGAACCTAAAGAGCTTACACAAGATGAACTTGCAGTAATGCGAGCTGATGTAGCTGATAGAATTATTGTTGCCAGAGTAGGTTTACTCCTTAGACATCCGTTTTTTGGTAATATGGCTACAAGGTTGAAAGTTCAACATTGTGATGATTGGTGCCCTACAGCCGCTACAGATGGCAAACATTTATTTTACAATACACAATTCTTTAATGCTCTATCTAATAAAGAAATAGAGTTTGTTATTGCACATGAAATTCTTCATTGTGTTTTTGACCACATTATTAGACGTGAAGATAGAGATCCTCAGATTTATAATATTGCTTGTGATTACATTGTTAACAATACATTGGTACGTGATGGTATTGGTGAGCCTGTAAAAATGATACAGATTTTTCAGGACTTTAAGTATGATGGTTGGATGTCAGAAGAAGTTTATGATGATATCTACCAGAAAGCAAAAGAGAATGGTCAAAAGTTCTTAGAGCAAATGGGTGAACTTTTAGATGAACATATTGATTGGGAGAAGGCTCCTAAGAAATCTAAAGGCAAAAAAGGTGGTGCTGGTAGCACCCGTCCAACTTATACTAAAGAGCAACTAGGCAAGATAAGAGATGAAATAAAAGAAAATATGATGTCCGCGGCACAGGCCGCAGGTGCAGGTAATGTTCCTGGTGAGATCGAAAGGATGATCAAACAACTTACCGAACCTAAGATGAATTGGAGAGAAATACTTAGACAGCAGATTCAGGCAACAATAAAAAATGATTACACGTTTAGTAGACCTAGCAGAAAAGGTTGGCATACTGGTGTTGTATTACCAGGTATGAATTTCGATCAGCAAATTGATGCCGCTATTGCAATTGACATGTCAGGCTCAATTGGTGACGATCAAGCTGGAATTTTCCTTACAGAAGTAAAAGGCATCATGGACGAATTCAAAGAGTACAACTTGAAGATCTGGTGTTTTGATACAAAGGTTTATAATGAACAGGATTTTTCTTCTACAGAAGGTGATGATATTACAAGCTACAAAGTTATGGGAGGCGGCGGAACCGAGTTTATGTGTAATTGGGAATACATGAAAGATAATGATATTGTTCCTAAAAAATTAATTATGTTTACAGATGGTTACCCATGGGGACAATGGGGTGAAGAAGACTACTGTGAAACTGTATTTGTTATTCACGGTAATCATGACAAATCACTTAATGCACCATTTGGTGTTACTACCCATTACGAAGATGCCGCTTAAATATGATTGCACACAAAAATAAAATATCACCTGAAGATTTTTTCAACATAAGGAGACTGAAATATAAGCCTCCTCATTTAGCTATGATAGATTTACCCTCACAATATAATCTAGAACAAGCAGTTGAAAAATGGATAGAAACCAATCTTAAAAAGCGGTATTATTTGAATAAAACCGTGGGTTTGACTAAGGAAAACAAGCTAGAACAAGTAATGAGAGTTGGATTTGAAGATCCAAAAGAGCTTTCATATTTCGTTTTGGCGTGTCCACTTTTGAAGTACAAGTAAATATAAAGTACATATATAATTAAGAAGGAGTATTAATATGTCGACAGAACAACCAAAAGCACCCGAAGCTCAACCGGCGGCTCAGCCACAAGCTGGAGCACCTGTTGAATTGACAGTGCAAGATCTTGGAGTACTAAGATCTATTATTGATGTTGCATCTCAAAGAGGTGCTTTCAAAGCCAACGAAATGGAAGCAGTTGGTAAAACATATAACAAGCTAGACACTTTCTTACAGCAAGTTCAAAAGGCTGAGGAAGAGGCAAAAAAAGCAAACGAAGCCACTAAGGAAGAGTCCAAAGGAGACAAATAATGGCGGAGATAAAACACGTAGGAAGATTCAAAGATAATCAACGAAAAGTAGTAGTTGCTTACAGAGTCATTCCTGGAGACGCAGAAGCAAAATCTGCATTAGTCATTGATACTGCATCTTTATCAGATGCTGATCATGATACACTTATCAAAACAGTTGAAAGTCCAGCAGGTCAAGAAGCATTTGAATTTGCAGAAGTAATGGCTAGAACACAACTGTCAGATGGTGCTAATATGTTAGCAAGATTTCATGCTACAGGTAAATTGCATAAAGTATTGCATACTGAAGTTGAAATGATGCCAACACCTACATACATTATGGGTTTAGACGAACTTAACAAAGTTATCGCTGAACAAAGAGGAACAACCATTGCCGATCTTGCTCTTAAAGATCCTAACGAATTACCGGAAGGAACTACTATTGAAGAAGCTGGTTCAGTAAGTGAGATGCCAAAAAAATCTCCAGCAGTACAAGCAGAAGCACAGGCGGCTCGTGTACAAGCACCAGATAATGGTGTGTTGAGTGATGAAGATTTAGCGGCAAGCTATAGGTCACAGGCTGACAGAATGTACAAAGAAGCAAAACGTTTAAGAGAGCAGGCAGAAGAACTGGTTCCTACTAAAAAGAAAAGTAAAGCCAGTGTCAAAACGGCTTCCTGATGATGTAGTAAGATATTGGCCAGACGTACTTAAAGACATTGATATAAAAACTATACCCATAGACTACTTGAGCTCTATAAGGATAGAATACAAGAACGGAAAGATCTGGGAAGTTGATTGCAATGCCAAAAGAAGTACTGGAGCCAAGCTCGATAACTCCATAGCTGATTTGTTTAAAAACTATGGGGACGACATCTTACACGTAGATTTCAGGCTTAATACACCCAAATTAAAGCGAGATATAGAAAAAAAGACTCGTGCTTTCTTCAAGAACCCTACTAAAAAGAAGAAGTAAATAAATGTGTATTTGGCATAAATATATATAACAATGAATTAGGAGCATTACATGGGTACTTTACGTTTAAAACGAGGCACTAAAACAGCTTTACAAACTACTCCAGGTTTTACACCAGCTGAAGGTGAACTTGTTTATACCACAGATAGTAAGGAAGTGTTTGTAGGAGATGGGATTACTCAGGGTGGGGTTCCAGTATCTGTAAGCACACAAAATTTAGAAGATTTAGGCAACGTTCAAGCATTAGCGGCACAGAAAGATCAAATACTTGTATACAACGGATCTAACTGGGCGGCAACAGATAATCCTCAAATTGATTTAAGAGGTAACATTTATGCAGATGATTCGACGCTCCTAGTTGATGCAATAAATGGAAAAATAGTTGCTCCAGTAGAAACAAGTTCAGTAACTGCCACAAACATTGTTGGTAACCTTGTTGGTGATGTCACAGGATCCGTTACAGGTAATGTGGTAGGAAATACAACAGGAACACACTTTGGTAATGTAACAGGCAACCTACTTGGCGATATGCTAGGTAGTGTATTTTCAGATGATTCAAGTGTAATGATAGATTCAGTTGGTAAGAGAGTAGTTGCTAACATTGAATCTCCAAGCATTACAACCACTAAAGAAATTTCAGTAACAACGGGTGGTGATAACTCAGTTATACTTGCAACTGGTATTGCAGGTGCAGGATCAACTGGTCCTAAACTAATTGTTAGAAGTTCTAATGGTACTACAGTGGCTCCAACAGTAAGTGTTGGTGGAACAACTGGTGATGGACTTATGGACTTGCATGGTATGGGATATGATGGCACAGATTACAAATTAGCAGGTATGTTAAGGGTAGCGGTTGATCTTGATGCTACTGTATCAGCAAACACTGTTCCAGGAAGAATTAATCTTATTACAGCAAATAGTTCAGGTAACCTAATTAATCTTTTAACTTTTAATAGTTCAGGTAACTTAGGTATTGGATTACCTAGACCATTAGAAAAGTTACATGTAAACGGAAATGCTAGAGCTACAGGATTTGTGCAATTTGGTTCTTTAACAACTACTGAACGTGATGCACTTACAGCCGCTAACGGTATGGTAATTTATAATTCAAGCACTAATAAATTTCAAGGTTACGAAAACGGTAACTGGGTCAATTTAGTTTAAATTTAGTAATCATTATTTCATCAAGAGTAGTACAAACTTCTTTTCCGCATATAGTCCATTCTTCGTTGAATATACTTAAATCCTTTTCAAAAATATTACCCACAATTCCTGTGTTAGCACAGGTTCCGTATTGCACATCTCCGTTGGCCTGAATAAGTATTTTCTTATTTGTAATAGCACACTTCCAGCCTTTAAACTTATTTGTTCTTTTTTGTAAGAAATCTACCGCATTGGTTTGTATTGTGTCGTCTACCGTAAAATTAAGATAGTCAGGCATCTTTTGATCGAGTGTTTCTATATATTCTAATTCTTCTTTAGTATAATAATTCAAATCACCATTATCTAATCTTTGATGGTAACCTTTTAAATTTCTACTAGATTGATAAGTTTGATTTGTTACTTTAGTCTTTTTGTTATATAAAGGATTAACAGGAATCTTTACAATAGGTGTTTCTTTAAGTTTCTTTTCTAATTCGAATATTTTATCAAACAAACCTTGTGCTAACATTGCTCTTACTTCAACATTGCCTCCATTGGTTTTAATCATGTTTACAAATTCTACTATTTTATTAATGTCTGCACTTTCAGGATGAAAACTAATCTTGATATTAATGTTTTTAAAAGATTCTTTACTGTAATCATATATACGTAATGGTAAACTGCCATTTGTAAATATACCAACACGCATTCCATTTTCGCCCATATAGTTAAACCACTTATGTACGTCCTTGATTAAGAAAGGTTCTCCGCCTGTGATGTATACTAGGATAGACTTGTTTGCTGGTACTGAGTCTCTTATTTTTTTAGATGCTTTTATTAAATCATCTATTTTAGGTAGCTTAGACTTTACAATAGGTAAATGATTGCTAGGTTCACAATAACTGCAATCGTAATTACACATATCTGTAGGGCGCCAATGTACAATATAATCTTCGTACCAATCAGATTTTTCTATCTTTGATATACTCATTGTACAGATCTTTCCTGTTTATTTTTCCTTGACCTTTTCTCTTGATTTCATCTACTGAAAATATTTTTGGTATTTTATACCTTACTAGTTTGCTTTTCAATTTTTCTAAATCTACTTTACCTACTACTTCTGCATATACTCTATCATATCCAAATACTACTGCATCTTTGGCTCCACATTGTAACAGTGCCTTTTCTACTTCGTAAGGCATAATTTTCCAACCACCCTTGATTATTGTTTCTTTTTTCCTACCAGTAATGAATAGATATCCGTCTTTGTCTATGTGTCCTATGTCTCCCGTAGCAAATCCGTTTACAATTATTTCATTATCGTCTTCAAATTTAATATCAATTTTATCCAACACAAATCCTACACTATTGTATTTTTGCGGATAGTGCATAATGCTAATAGTTCCTATTTCATTTATGCCATAACTATCAGTTGTAATGCAATTAAAATATTGTTGAGCTTTTATTTTAAAGTCTTTATACATTGGTGCACCAACGGTTCTTATATGTCTTATAGTCATATTTTCGTAAGGCACATCGGTCTCCATCATTCCATTTAAGACATTAGGACTTCCTATAATAAATGTTGGATTTACTTTTGGCCAGTCTTTCCAAGGATTGTTAAGAACATGATAGGTTGCTCCGTACTTGTAACAAGCAGAAAATGTTTGAAACCCTATACATACCCATAGAGGAATAAAGTTAACAGTGCTGTCTTTATTGCACAAATTTGCATGTATTTGTATGTTATTATCTAAACCGTCTACTTCATATTGTTGTTTAGTAATTGGTACTATTCTTGGTTTGTCGGTACTACCGCTAGAACATATTCCTACCACTTCATCTTTCGCACACTGATTAAATTTAGGTTCTGGTAAAGTGTCATTCCATATATCAATATCATAAAAATCTAATTCAAAGGTTTTAGAATCTTTATCTATTATTACCGGACTGCAAACCTTCATAGCACCAAATATCTTAAAAATATTTTTCCAATCACTATAAATGCCTATACGACAAGTTTTATCGTATCCCGCCTCTATTAGTTGATTAGTATATTCTTGAGCCAGCTTATCGAATTCTTGTTTGGTATAAGATTTTCCGCCCTCAAACTTTAGTATTATACTCACGTATTTCCTCTTCAATCATGTTTAGGTATTGTAATCTATATTCATTATGCGATTTCAATGTCGTAGGTTGTGTCCTGTAACCATAACGTTCACCCAAATATTTATGATTAGGTTTAAGTTGATCAAACTCTTGTTGACTCATTACTTTTCCTATGTTACCATATCTAACCATATGAAAAGATCTATCAATATCGCTTACCATAAATGCATGATGTACTCCAGGTAATTCATAATGTTTGGAAGGTGGATGCTTTAACATGTCTCTAAAAATTTTATACTTGTTTTGTCCATTATCTTCTGTACCAGCTATTACCACTGCATTTCTATAATCTACATCAAGCATGAATTTTGCAATAGCAATACAGCCAGGATAAAATAGATAATTTTTCAAAAACTTTTTGTGATGAACAATACCTAAAAATGCACCTAAACTAAATCCTATATGTATAAGATCACCTTCAGGAAAGTTTACATTAAACATTTCACTAAATGTGCAATCATGATCATCTTGGCGATGACTGTCACTCCACCATAGGTTTGTAATTCCGTGTGGTGTAAAGTAATCGATAAGATGTACTTCATAACCTTTGTCTTTGAAAAAATCATGGGTGAAGGTTTCGGCTGTGCCTATACCTCCACTACCATGTGATATAACTATTTTCATTTTAAGCCAAGTTCGATCTTGAATACACTTTTCAAACCAAGTGCTTGTGTATTAAATGTTACAAGATCTTCTAGTGCTTCTACAGTTACAAATGTCATAAGTGTATCTCTATGATTATTACCTGCCTCACCAATTTTCCATTCGTACTTGCCTACTTTCTTTTCGATGATAGCTCTGCTATCAGGATTATTTGACATAGCTGTTAAAGCATCTTGTAATTTTTCTGCATTAGGATTTCCTTGATTTACCCATAGTGCTTTCTGCATTCCATCTCTAAATGACTTCACTAACTTATAAGCATTATAAAAATCACCACTTGGCTTTTGTCCCCAAAGCTGTTCAAATAATACTTCGAATTGATAACCTGGATAGTTTGGATCATCTGCGTGACTTCCGTCAGCCTGTAGTATACCATGATGAAACCATATCACTGCATTTTCATCTGGCTCAACATGTTTTTTGTAAGCCGCAGGATTTTCTCTAGTTCCTGTTAACTCACCACGTTTAAATGCAAGACGTCTTTCACTACCGCTCATACCCTTGATCCATTTCACATTTTTCTTAAAGCAGGCAATATATTCGTCCATGCCTTTGTCAGGTCCACATATCAACATTGTCATTGCGTATGCTTCTGGTGTTTGTCCACTACCAGCCGCAAAGCTAGGAGTTGTCATATCTTCACCAACACGTTTTCCTGCAATGATGTTAAGATTCATAAGACCAATACTTTCGTATTGACGATAATCATAATCAACTTCTTCTTGTAAAAAGGCAACACCATTACCGCCGTGTGATACCATAATCACTTTGTCATCATTCCGCATTTCATTATGCCATTTGTTAAATCCCGGAATATCTCTTGCTCCGGGGATATGTTTGATCTTAATGTTTTCTCCTAGATACTTTTCAAGTTCTTTAGCAACAATCTCTGCCCAGACACTTGTGCCGCCACCTGGCTTTTGGGGTACTACCATTGTATAATCTGCATGTGCAACTGTAGTAAACATTGCAAATACAAGTCCTAATAATAATTTACGCATAGTTTATTTTCCTTTTTGATGTCAATCCCCATAAAAGTGTAACAGCTATTGTAACACACAAACCGAGGAATATTGGTTTGTCTAGCAGTTTATCTACCGTATAAAGTCCAGTCATTTGTACTGTGAGTGCTTCTATTCTATCTGCTAGAATAAATGCAAATAGCAGTGCTGGTCTGCTAAATTTGTATCGTTTTGCCAGTAGTCCTACAATACTACAAATGGCAAGCATGAAATAATCTTCCCAACCGCCTGTATATTGGACACATGCCAAAATAATAAATCCAAGCAAAATTGGAAAGTAATACTTGTAAGGTATCTGTGCTATCTTCGCTATATATGGCGTCGTAAACAAGCATAGAGCGCCTACTAGCACGGTTGCAAGCATAAACCCGTACAACATACTATCAAAGAATTTAGAGTCATTTGCAAGCTCTAAAGTGCCCAATTCAAAATCCAAATATGCAAATAATCCAATTACAATAGCGGCAAAACTTGCACCAGGTATTCCAAATAAAACTGTCGGAATCATCGAAGTTGCTTTCTGTGCATTATTGGCTCCTTCAGGTCCAATCACTCCTTTAATATTTCCTTCACCAAATTTGTCTTTTGGATGGCTAGCTACTGTTGAACTATATGCCATCCAGTCTGCAACTGCTCCACCTAACCCAGGAAGCAGTCCTATAAATGCTCCTATAAATCCACCTCTGATAGCGTCCCATTTATTTTTCCATACAGCAAGTATTCCTTCTTTGGTTTGTTTACCATTACCAAGTGCCACCATGCTGGTATTTGTTCTTTGTTTTAATCCTGATAATAATTCTGGTATAGCAAAAAGTCCTGCAACAAGTGGCATCAGTTGGACACCGTCACCTAGATATTCCCAACCGCCTGTCCACCTATCTGCATTGGTGCTAGGATCAACTCCTATAAGTCCTACAAATAATCCTATACATAAAGCTAACAAACTTCTAAACCAAAACTTATTTGTTACAAAAGTTACACACACAAGAGCTAACATTGTGAACGCCCATAATTCAGGTACTCCGAATATCATAATCAATTGTGTGTAGTAAGGCAATAGGAAAAATGTCAAAGATCCCCATATAAGCCCATTCAGTGTACTTGTGGTTACTGCTGAACTAATTGCATAAGTTGCCTGCCCTTTAAGTGCTAATGGAAAGCCATCTATCATTGTTGCCGCCGCACTATTAGCACCGGGTATACCTAGCAACACTCCTGTATACGTATCTCCTGTAGTGCTTGCCGCTACCACTGCCATAACAAATATAACTGCCAAATAAGGATCTGGAAATAATGTTATAAAAGAGAATACAAAAATTAAACCCGTAGTTGCTCCTGCGCCTGGCAGTATACCAATTATCAGACCGTAAAATGTTCCTGCTAGTAATGCCAATACTGAAGCCATGCTATTTTCCTTCTATATAATTAATTATGTAACAAATGTACTTTTTTTAAAGAAAGTGGATTTTTTTTGAAAGAAAGTGAAAAAAATTATGAATACACGAATTTTTTCGTTAGTAATGGAAAATTTACAGCATACATTTAGCTTGCCTAAATACGCTGATTTACAGATAGATAAACAAAGCATCATTGATGACTTACCCTTTACTCCTGCACGTAAAGAAAAATTTTGCCAGAGTATAATGAATGAATTAGATATAGATTACTTAGATTTAACAGGTACAATAGAAGAATTTGTGCAATCTTTAGATACTTTTTATATGAAAAGATTCTTTGGAGAAATTTGGAAACCAAATACAGATGAGCATACCTATAGTGGTTGGAGTATAGTTGACAGAATAAATGAACGCAATCCAAAAAATGTTCTTGACTTTGGGTGTGGTTACAATCAATTTAAACCACGAATAAAAAATTTAACTGGTATTGATCCGTTTAATGAAAATGCAGACTACATGGTTGACATTTTAGATTTCAATGTAGATGAAAAATACGACCACATGATTGTATTTGGCAGTCTAAACTTTGGTGATGAAAACGATATAAGATTACGTTTCAAAAAATTATATTCCCTACTAGCAACAGGTGGTAGAATGTATTTTAGAGTCAATCCAGGAATACTTTGGCCTAAAGGTCCTTATGTAGATATCTTTCCGTGGAGTTTTGAATTTGCATACGCCCTTGCAAAAGAACATAATTGTAAATTAGAACAATACAAAAAAGATCGAAAACGCTTTTACTTTGAAATCTTAAAGATGTGATCTATTTTCAAATAATACTTTACACTTATCATAATTTTCTTTATTAACAATTAGTCCTAATTTTTTACACATCTCTTCATATACATCAAATTTCAACACATCATTTATTTCTGTAATAATAACATCTTTATCTGTTGAATGTGTTTTATAGTTTTTTATTTGATTTTCAAACTCGTTTACTAATACTTGCTTCATTGTTATGCCTTGCTGTTTAGCTTTGTCTTCATATAAATCTTTGTAAAGATATTCCTTATTTTTAGGATCAACAAAATAATAGTAACTACTACGCATCCATCTTTCAATTAATAAATCAATGTCATTTGGAATAACCACTACATATTGAGCAGGATCAAAAAACTTTTTTGTCTCATCTAGATTATCGTGTAAAGTATAAATGAAATGATTAGGATATAATTTTTTCTTCCAGGCTTGTATATCATTTGGTGTTGTGTTTATTCCTCTTGAACGGGCAAAACTCAAGACTGGTGGTATTGTATATTCAGGATCTAACCCTTTAGGCTTTGCTCCCTTGAATCTCTTGTTGAAATGCATTTTACTGAAATCTTTATCTTTACCCATATAAGGTAACCATGGATGTTCATTGTTTTGTTCATGATCGTACCATGCAACATTATCGCAACAAGCTATCATACGTCCTAGCATGTGTCCTCCACTGCCTTGCGGAAAATTTAATGTAATACAATTACTTTCTACCATAATACCAATAGCATCCGTTTTCAAATTTTACAATATCACCTGTGGCAAACCAATCATCATATACACAGATTTTACCTTTTACAAAAAGTTCTTTTCTTATAATTTTAACCTCACAAAAAGTTGTATCTCCAATTATTGTGTGTAAAGGTAAATCATAAGCCTCAGGATCTTGTTCTGTATAAGTTTTGTTTATTGCCATAGGTCCTATTTCACTCATTCCCCAATTAGCAATAAATGTTGCTCCTTTTGCTACATATCTATTAATGCATTCTGCAGGTACTCTATCACTACCACAAGCAATAATTTTATCTTTTAAATCTAGATTATTCCAACCTTTTGTTTTTGTGATAGCAAGTGCCATACCCGGTGTAAGATGACTATGTGTAAAATGTTTTATCTTGCTAACCCAACTAAAAGGATTAAATTGTTCAATGTGTATTTCTGCATCAATTTCTAAAGCTGGCAATGTTTGTGCAAATAAACCACCTGCATGGTCTAATTTACACACGGTATAAATTTTACTGGTTCTTGTAATTTTTTGAACATCACGTGCGGCTTGATTTGCATGTTTTATTTTATCAGGGCTTTGATAAATTTGCTTTGCTGGTCCTGTTGTACCACTAGAACTAATACTAGTTCCGTTTTTTAAAATGTTTTTCAGTTCCATCAGTGATCTTCTTAGCTAATTTGTAAGGTGTAAAAGCAAATAAAAAAGGAAATATGGCATGTATTGTACCAGTTATAAAGACTAACAAAGCTAGTATGTTAAAGTACATAGCATAAAAGAAGTGTTTAAAATAATTAGATTTTACTTTTTTAAGATGATTCCATTCTATCATAGCATATGATCCTTCAACAAATTCCAACTATGTTTTCCCATAAGTCCTTGATGTCCATTCTCACTGTAAAAATATATATCATTTACAGCCTCCTCTTTATTCTCTTTGTAATAATCCCAATACTTTCCTTTCCTAGTATTACACGAATATAATGCCTTTATCCATTTATGTATTCCTGTATATGTTTTATTAATCAATCTGTTATATGCATCAGGCTTGTCCTCCAATAAAAGAAAATTTTTGATTCCGCTTTGAGCCGCAAAATTTGCAGTAGCATTTAAAGGTTCTATAAATCCTGCACTCAAACCTAAAAATAAAACATTATCTTTCCAAGCCTGCTCTGGTATTCTAGTTTCAAATTTGATTACGTTTTCATGTTTAATTCCTGTTGTGTTTTCAAATTCTTTTATTGCATTGTTAATAGAAATGTATTTAGAACTAAAAACATAACCGTAACTTAATCTTGTTTGTAAACTTATACTCCATAACCACCCATTGCTTAGAGCTTGTGATTTAGTGTAAGGAATATATTTGCTTTGAGCATTACCAATCACTGCATAGTCATTTATAAGGAAATCACTTTTATGATGCACTAAACCTACTTGATCAGAAAGCACACCGTTTTGTCCTGTAGCATCAACATAAAACTCATCTTTATTATATTGATCTTTTGTAAATTGGGAATTTACAATTTCGAAATTATCTTGCTGTTCACACCATTTCTGTATCACTTGACAAAATCCAGGAGCATCTATATGATAAGCATAAGTTTGATGTCTATCCGTTTCTAATGCTTTAGGCTCATTTGCAGAGTAATAAAGCCAACTATTATTATCTTTCCAACCAGAAAATAATGTCCCGTATTTGAAAAAACCATTTACCTTGTTTAAAAATTCTTGATCTGACATACCTATCAATTTAGGTATTTCGTTTATTGTAGGTACAGTAGATTCGCCTATTTTTCTAACGTTTGTATTTGGATCTCTAAATAATGTAACTTGTTTGTTTGCTTTTAGCAAATACAGACATGCTATCCAAGACGCAGTACCACTTCCAATTACATTAATTTTCATACCGCTTCCTTATTTCAAAATATCTATCAACATTTAATTTCCAAATACTTTGCCATGAATTGAAAACTTGCTCGTTACAGATCCATTCAACCATCTTACCTCTAGCCATAGCAGAAAAACTATTGTGTATCCTATTCATTCTCCCACTGTTATCTCTATCAGTGTTTGTTGTTATGTACAAAGGCTTACCTTGTGCAAATTCTATTTGTAAAGGAAGATGTGCATATATACCCCAACTTTGCATTTGATATCTATTGAGTCCTTTTATAGGTCTTGGTGATAATTGAGCACCTCTGTACAATGCTCTATATCCATCCTTGAACGGATGTATACCAGTCATTGCAATTATATGATTAAAGTCATTGTCATATGTTGCGTACCAAGCACCTTCTTCTAAACACCAATCCCAACGCATTTCTTTTAGACTGCTGTTATTTTTAAAACCTTTCAAGGAACATTTAAAAATAAATTCTTGCACAGCAGGATTTAATTCTTGCACTCTTTCTGTAGAAATCATTTTGCTCTCATTCGCTCAATGACTGTCATTACTGTTTTAGGATTAGTTCCTACATTAAGTACAATCATATAAGCATCTTCGCTCCCAGCATTAAACAAATGATGTTGTTTTGCAGTATTAAGAAAATATGCAGAGCCGTTTTTCCAAGGTAAAATTTTATCTTCTAGCATAAACGTAAACTTAGGATATTCCATATTTCTCATAGGCACAATTATTCTAAAAGAATGTAAGTCAGTAGATTTGAAATCTCTGTGTGGTGGAAAAAATCCTCCTGGAGGTATTTTTAAGAAGTGTGAACGTCCTACATAAGGTTGCCAATGTTCGCATAACTTTTTAATTTCAGGATGCTCGTAAACAGGTGTAGGTACATTAATATCCATCTCTGTTGGCATTGATGCAGGATCTTCTGCATAAAAGGAATCAAGGTCAGGACGTCCTGACAGACCTCCGTCTAAACTTGTAATACTTAATCCCCAACGATTTATGTTTTTTCTTGGATTATATTTTACGTAGGTAAAATTTTCTTCTGTCCATTGCACTATTTTTTTTGGATCTTTTAGTGTGATATCTAGTTCTATAAAATCTCCGTATGTGCATAATGTAACGTATTCTAGCATTAACCTCTCCTGATATTATACTTATTTGGTTTCAACAACAAATTTTTGCATTATGGCACGTAATAAATATGTATAACGAATCAAGGAGACTATTGTGGGTAATAAATTTGGCAAAAGTAAAAAGTTTGGTGAAAGTGTAGAAGAAGGGAGAGGTGAATCCTGGACTAGAATTTGCCGTATTGCCTATGGGTTTAATGTAAAAGATAAAACAAGAGACACTGCTATAAAGCACATGTTCTATAACTGGGACCAAGAGATGGAAGTTATACGCAATATGCAAAAGTGTCAGCGTAATTGGGATTATAGCCAACCTGTACATCCTGAAACTATTGATTATCTACTATGGCACGCAGAAAATGCTCCATCAAAACAACACGAAGCATACTACGATGTATACTGGACAGCAGACAGAAAAGTAATTGAAGAATGTTCAAAGTATACCTGGGGATCAACACACACTAGAACTCCGCCTTCAACATGGCGTAACACACAAGCTAATGCTAACTTGTACATACTTTTTGTAGCAAAGCAACCTGAAACACAACAAAACTGTAATAGTGACGGAACATTAAAAGATAACAAACATCATGCACGTTGGGAAAATTCTTATGTCAGTATAGGTATTGCTATGGGACTTGTTATGAGAGCCGCAAATAGTTTAGGACTTGCAACAGGCTGTAATAAAAGTCATGGAGACCTAAATGGCAATATGTTCTGGGAAAAGAAACTAGGAATAGAACAAGATGTGTTGGATGGTAAGAAAAAAATTGCCTATGGAATAGGAATAGGTACTCCACAAGAAGGTAGACCAAGATGGGAAACTGATGATTATGAATTAGCAATTGGTTCAGGTAACGGAAGTCATCTTACCACACTAGACGAAAGTCATCCTGACTGGACAGAAAGGCGTCAACTTCCTGCACCTTGGGACAAAAAGTTTAATAAAATTAAAATTGTAGACATAAGAACCACAGATAAAGCAACTGATCCTTATGGTGTAGAACACAAAATACCAAGCGAATCTTCTATCAAAGTAAACACTATAAGGAAGAGAATAATCAACGTAACGGAAATAAAGTAATGCAAACTAGATTACTAGCCTATGGGTGTAGTAATACATTTGGTGAAGGTTTAGATGATGTCTGGCATCATGATCCTAATTTAAAGTATGGTAGCAATAGCATGAAACCTAGTCGCTACGCTTGGCCTCGAGAACTAGGCAAACTTATGAACTTTGATGAAGTTCATAATCACGCCGAAGGTGGTGCATCAAATAAGAAAATATGGCTTAATATTTTACAAACAAAAATAGATCCTATTACAGATACTGTAGTTGTACAATGGACATTTGTTGCTAGATGGACAATTTTTTATGATGATGGTTCTAGTGAAAGATTTTTACCAAATGATATTGATAACAAAGAAGGTAAAATGAGAATGTCTAAAGGTATAGCGTTACAAAAGATAAAAGATGAAAAAACAAATAGGACTGAAGCTTGGTATGGAAATTTTCATAGTGACATAGATGCCATTCTAGACACTTATTGTAGAATATCACATATCAAACATTATCTTGATAATAAAGGTGTGAGAAATTTTCATTTTATAAACGATAAAAGATGGGCGTGGCAAAGTGATTCCCAATTGATAGATCCAAAAATTTGTAAATGTTTATTGTTTAAAAAAGAACATGGCGTAGCACTAGACGGAATGCATCCTAGTAGAAAAGCACATAAGAAGTATGCTCAAGCAATTTATGAACATATGAGATCATCATGAATAGATTAGTAGCCTTTGGTTGTAGTCACACTTACGGCGAAGGTTTAAAGGATTGTTGGGTTAATGGGAAAGCAGGAAAACTTCCAAGCAAATATGCATGGCCTCAACTACTTGCAGATAGATTGAAAAGGAAGTGTTTTAATAAAGGTATGGAGGGTGCCTCTAATAAATTTATTTGGCATAAAATTTTAAACACAGAATTTACGGACAAAGACATTGTTGTAATCTTATGGACATATTATAACCGCACATGTATTTTAGAAAACAAAGATTCATTCCAAAGAATTATGGTAAGTGATGTTGACAATCCTTTTAGACCAGAACAAGAAAGATTGTTTGCAAAAAATTATTACGAAAATTATTACACCGACTATGACGTGGTTACACACAGTATAGGATATTTTAATCATATTAAGAGTTACTTAGATAACCTAAAAGTAAAAAACTTTCATCTAATTAATAAAGAACCTTTTGCAAGGCATCCTATTCCGGAATGGAATCAAGTTGTTTTACATCCTATAGACTTGCATTTTGATTTACCTCTCGCCGAAGATAACAAACATCCTGGTGAGCAAGCACATCAATCGATAAGTGATCATGTATATTCTATAATCGACCAATCAAAGTAAATCTTGTACCTCTTGGATCTGGTACTTCATCTTCAATTAATACCTCAGCGTTTTCAGGTAACTGGTCTTTGAACTCTTGTATAGTGTGTACACAATTTGTATGTGTAGGTATATCAAACATAGCATTTGATTGAAAAGCAAAGTAAGCTGGCGATACTCTACTCCACCAAGGATTTTTGTACTTGGGCCAAGGTCCCCATTCCTTCATAGGAGCCATGTGTTCACAAGATGTATTAATAAACAAATCGCATGTCGTATATTGATCTCTGTATTTTTCAAAAACATCACCCGTAATAAAATCTATATCGAATCCTTTAAACAATTCATATTTGGCTCGGTATATTACATCAGAATCAACATCGATACAAGTAATTTTTTTTACTTCGTTATAGAAAGCAGGTATTAAAATACTGCCATACCAACTACCCATTATAACTATTTCCGAATCTTTGTTTAAAAAATTTAAACTTTTAATATGATCAATTAAATTCAATTTTGATAAAAACTGATTTGAACTGAAACTATCTAACACATCTTTTTGTCTTAGTTGCCTTAGCCTATTCTTATCTGCATCAGGCGTATTTGCAAAGTCACGCATTTCTTGTGTAACTAAATTATCAATTATTGTTTGTAATTGTTTTACATCTATCGCCATTTTACTACATCCTGTATTGGTGGTTTACGATCTGTTCCTTTATTATCATGGTCTATTAGCCATTGGTATCTATAATATTCTCCGTATCCTATTGACATAATAGAATGAACTTTTGCCAATTGATTTTCGTTGTCATACCACAACCAAGGCGTGTCTTTCCATTTATAGGGTCTTTTAGGAAGGCATGCACAATATGATACATCAATTCCTTGTTCTAAACATAAAACTGTTAAGGCTTGTGCAAATAAACCAACTTCAAAGCTAGTGCTTTCTGCTATGTGCTCTACTTTATCTACTTCACATTGTTCGGCATAATGGCCTTCTACTCTTACTTTTTCCTTGTAAAACTCATTAGGCTCAGGTACAACTCTTGAAGCAAATACTATCAAGTGTGAATTTTCTAATACGTGTGCATATGAGGGATTAATTTCAAACTTATATTCTACCTTCATTTTAGGATTAGCTTTTGTGTCTACTTCAAGACCTTTCTCATCATAACGAATGTGATTACCTACTACTTTGTCATATATAATTTTTTTTCTTTTATCACCAGGACCCAAAACGTTTACAGTATATGGCATAAAATTATTCTTTGATGGAGAAACTTTCCATGCTTTATAGAGTATTTTTGATAAAACATCATCAGATACATTTTTGTCACTGTATCTTAACACATGATGTCTTTTTTCCAATGTAGTGAGTATGTCTTTTTTCTTACTCATTTTTTCATACTCCAATCATTTATCACTAACATATCTAAATCAGTTTTATTAAAAGTTTCAATTGCATCTTGTGGTGTTTCAACAATAGGCTCTTGACAGTTAAAACTTGTATTCAGGACCATAGGAATTCCTGTAAGTTTATAAAATTCATTTATTAGATCGTAATATAGTTCATTTTCCGATCTCTTGACTGTTTGTATTCTAGCAGTGCCGTCAATATGAGTTACGCCTGGAATCTCGCCAGATGTCACTGGCATAATTCTTGACATGTATGGACTTGGCTGGTTAGTATCAAAATAATCTTGATAATGTTCATATAACACACTTGGTGCAAATGGTCTAAAGTCTTCACGTTTTTTAATCTTACTGTTGATTACATCTTTGATATTTGGATTCCTCGGATCTGCTAGTATGCTTCTATTTCCTAATGCACGGTTGCCGCTTTCGCTTTTACCTTGAAACCAACCCACTATTTTTCCATCAGCAATAGCTTGTGCAACTTCCTTCATATCTAATTTGTTTTTACCTTTGTACTCATATTCTTTGCCTGCATACACTGTTGGTATATGTACTTCGCCTTCTAAAAAATATTTGGCATGCATATATGTGCCTAGTGCTTGTCCTTCATCTCCTACCGCAGGAGGCACATGTACATTCTTATAATGTTTTGTAAGTTCTTCGTTCATATATCCGTTATATGCTACGCCGCCAGCTACACATATATTTTCGCTTGACTTCAACGGATAGACAAATTGTTTTACCAAATCAATAGTAACTTTCTGTAGTGTAAATGCAATATCTTCTCTAGCTACTCGTTCTATTACCTTATGTGAGAATTTAGGCAACGTGTGATTAGGATCCATTAGATATGCTTCTATCATTGCGTGGGCTCTGTGATTGTATGCGCCATAACCTGCTAGTCCCATTACCTTTCCTGCATCTAAATATTTGAAGCCTATATCCTGAGATAATCTATTCCATAAACCACCAATTGGTATTTTTTTACTCAGATCAGTAATATCTCCTTGGGAATTAATAAAGATACAACTAAATTTCCAACCTCTTCCGTCTATAGCAAGAACATCAGATTGTTCATAGCCACTGCTTAATAGTGCGTAAGTGCCGTGTGATTGATGGTGATCAATGTAATATACATTGTCACGATAGTATGGTTCCCAAATATTTCTTGGCTTGAATTTTGTAAATTCTTGATCAACAAAATGCTCATTAATAAGTTCTTCAACAAATTGATATCCTAAATTGGATATTGTAAATGCAAATTGATTATCTGCGTCTCTTGATTTATACTTTGGTAATACATGTTCCATAAAAAATTGTTTACTAGGATTAGGATCGTGCGGCCAATCATAATTTAAATTATGCTTGCGTCTGTTATGACGTTCTATTTGATTATGAAACGTGCCATCATATGTGTTATGGTCATGTATGTTTAGTGCTACTGAATAAATGTTCATTGTTCTAATGCTATTTTTTCTAAAATTTCTAATCTACGTTTTGCAGGTCTTGGTGGAATAATATCCATACAAATTTTACAATAACTTTCAAATTGAAACAAATCAAAATTCATCATTTTATCTATGTTTTCTTTTGTAACGTCAAAGGCTCTTGAGCCATTAATTACCTTTCTACTGCAATGTCTTATCTTTTGAATTTCAAAATCAATTACAGGAACCAAAGGGAACTTTGCACATACCCTTCTGTCTAGTTCCGGTGCTTGTACCATTTCGTGATCACTAAAAAAGTCAGGAGATCTTGAATTGTATTCTTTGAATTCTGTGTTTTTATGATCAATAATACTAAGATCATGTTTATCTCTATATGCAAAATATCCTGGTGTTTCGATTATAAGATTGTAATTATTTAAATCATTAGGCTCAAACCAATCATAGTTTCCTAATTTTTCAATTCGGTCTTCATAAAAGTCAAGTATAAGGTGTTCAATATATATAATCTCAGGATCTTCTAATATTTCTGGATAAAACTTCCTAACAAGTGAGTTTGATAAAACCTGTATTTGAAGATTTTCATACTTTTTTATTTCTGCTATTACTTCATTAAGATTTTTTATAAGTCCAGGTTCGCCTCCCAGTAAACAAATTCTAGTCTTGTATGGGCTTAAATACTGGCATGTTCTACGTAGAAAATCCATGTCTACTGTCAAATAACGCATTTCCAATGTCCATGCTGTACAATAGTGGCATGACTTGTTACAAGACTTTGACAGATAAAAGTCCACTGTAAGATAATCCGAATTCTTCAAATCAGCTAGAGTATTGATTTTTTTCATACTAATATTTACTTTACGATACTGACGATTTCATCAAGAGTTGGCCGGGGGTTCTCCGGATCTTGCCAAGTATAAACTTTACCTTTGCCGATAGTCATTATCATAATAGGAGTTTCAGTAACGAAAGGTAATGTTTTCCAATTTTCTTTATTATTTCTAAAACATCCTGTATAACAGGAATCAATATTTTTTTGTAAAAGATAATACTGTAAAGCATTACAAAATAATCCAACTTCAAAACTTGCTATAGAATTAATTGCATCCTGTTTTTTGGGATCCATTTGTTCCGCTACATGGCCTTTATCTAATCTTTTCTGTTGGCAAACATTTGGTTTTGTAACCAATCGTTGTGTTATGATTAAGGCATAAGAACAATTAGTAATACTATGGTAACTAGGAGGACGGTGCTCATATCTTTTAATTAATTGTTCATCGGATAAATTATCAACAGTACCTTCATTTCTAAGACACATGGCATAAAGTTTATCTTTCCATTCTTGGGCATCTGGGCCTATTACATGTATGCGATAAGGCATAAAGTTTTGTTTAGAGGGAGTAACTTTCCAAGCTTCATTGAACGACTCAGTAACTTCTTTCTCAATGTCAACGCTATTATCATAGGCATCCACATGTTTTCTGTTTGTAAAAAAGTCCATCTTAAAAACTTTCTTTGACTATTTTTATAATCTTGGCAATTTCTTCTTCTTTAAGATACGCATGGATAGGTAAAGATAGGACAGTATCAGCAACAAGACTGCTATTTACACAGTCATCTTTTTTGTATTCTATATTTTTGTACATAGAATTATTTGAAAGTGTAGTTTCATAATGTATACTAGCACCCAACGCATTTTTTATTTTCTTTCTTGTATCTTTGTTTTCTAATCTTATAACGTATTTGTGAAAATTGTGTTCTTGTTCTTCTATAGGATTTTGTGTGACTATAGGCAGATCTTTAAGTTCTTCGCTATATCTTTTAGCAATGTCTTGCCTTGTTTTTTGTGTGTTTAACATGTTTTTCAATCTTTGTTCTATGATCCAAGAATTGAAAACATACATTCTTGAATTATATCCTAACATAGAAAAGTCTTTATCCTTACCGTGACGTCTTAGTTTTTTGACTAATTCAGCTTTGCTCTCATTATTAGTCATGAACACACCTCCGCCATTTATTCCAGCAACAACTTTATTTGTGTTAAAACTAAAAGAACTGCAATGTCCGACACTCCCTGCTTTTGTGCCTTTGAAGCTAGAACCTATGCTTTGTGCGGCATCTTCAATAAAGTAAATTTTGTGTTCCTTACAATACTCAATAACATCAGTAACGTCAACCATGTTGCCAAAAAGATGTGTATATATGATTGCTTTTGTCTTTTCTGTTTTCATTTTTTTGATACTATCTAAACTTATATGATATGAGTCTAGGTCTATATCACAGAACACAGGAGTTGCACCAACCATACTAATACAAGATGATGTTGATATCCAACTAAAATCAGTGACTAGTACCTCATCTCCCGGACCTATTCCGTGACTTAATAAACTGAAAGCTAAAGCATCAGTTGCTGTAGCCACCGACACCACATGCGGCCTTCCAGATAGATTTGAAATATATTTTTCAAAGTCTTCCGTGTTCTCATAGTTTGTTTGACTCATAAACTTATCAAACAGTTCTGCGTATTCTTTTTTATTTTCTTGGTATTCTCTATCCCATCCTTCGTATGCAATCATTTATATTTCCCTTACATGTTTAAATTTTTTGTTAGAAGTATCGACGTGTTCATCTCTTCTAACACCTTTTCCTTTTTCTTTTATTGAACATACTTGCATACACGCTGGAGGTCCAACGTGTCTTTTTAAGTTCTTATAAAATCTTGCCCATTCTTTTTTTGCTAAAATTTCTTTAATACTTTCATTGTCATCTAACTTACTTACAGCCATTAATTTTTGAAATTCTGGATCATTAGTTGTAGGCGGATCATCGCAATAACAACACGGTAGCAAGTAACCTTCGTTTGTCACTGCAAAAGGAAATCCGTTGAAACATGCTGGGTTCAATCTTACATTCATTTTCGTTTTACTTCCCTTACTTCCAAACTATATTGGTCTAAAGTTGGTTTAAAAGGATCGTTAGGACCTCGCCACCTTGAACTTATTAACTTGTAAAAATCAACACCAATGGAATCAGCCATATCAATTGCCTCGTCTATATCATTTTGATTATATTTAAACACTATGTATTGCCAAGTAGGTTTTACTTTTAGATAATTTACCGATTCTTTCATAATATTGAACAGCTTTTCGCCGTCTTGATTAATTCTATATTGATGACTATCTTTTGGCAAGCCATCTATACTGAATACCCATTGGGCATAAGGGTGTGCCTCAAATGCTTTTATATACCATTTTAAAGATTTGACTGATGAAGCATTATGTATTTCTACTCTTACTTCACGATCATAGCACTTTTTTAAAAATTCTATAAATCTTGGATGATGTACTGGGTCAGATAACTGTCCTTCAAAATCTATTTTCATCATAAAATTTAAAATTTTTTCAAAATTACTATCTGAAAGATCATGACCAGGAACCTTCAATCCTCTATACCTATACAAAAATTGTCTTGGACAATTAGGACATTCTATTGCACATCTGTGGGTAAGGTCTAAGTTTACAGCACGTCTGTTAAAAAATGGATTGTTTCTATTCATCAAATTGTCCTAATGCTTGTTCAATAGCTGTTATATCAGGTGTGCTTGGTTGTCTATTCCAATAAACATTTCCACCATCATTCATATTTTTGTCTCTTGCATAAATTACATTTTTATTAAAGTATTTACATTCTTGGAAAATCCTTGGTGCTGGATCAAATGTATCTTTTGTGTACACATAGGTATCGAACAAACTCATTAAATTTTTTACAGGAACAAATATATTGTTGTTTTTAGGATTTATGTAATCAGCATCATAAGTTAAAATACCATGATCTGGGTATTGATCAATTACTTTTTCTACTGTTGCATAATATTTGTCATTAGTTCCCAAGAATAAGTGTTTGAATTGTATATTATCTTTGTGTGGTTTATATATTTCAAAATTAATTGTTTTTTCAAAATGTATACCTACGCCTTCTGGATATACTTGTTTATCACATAAGTCAACTATCTTTGCAGGATCATAAAATTTTACAGCCAAAGGATATTTTGCAGGGTGATTTTCCGAATACACGCTTATTAGATTGCCACCGAACAAGGTTCTAAGGATCATTTGCTGTTGAATTGTGTAACTATCAAAGTCTTGGTAACTGAGAGTCATCATACTCCTACCCATAATTAGTGTAGCGTCACCTGTCCAACCGTCTAATGAATTAAACAGAACATTATGTTGGTGTATGTATTTGTATTTTAACACGTTAAGATAATCTTGTTGAGTAAAATTTCTGTGTGTAATAACTATAACTCTTGCCTTTATTCCTTTGCTATTTAGATATGAACAATATTCATAACTATAATAAAACAATCCATCTACAGGTTTACTTGTTACAACTATATTAAGCATTGAATTGTTCCTTTAACCAATCAAAGTTGTTTATCAGCCGAAGATCAGTCCTCCGAGAAAAGCCAAACTCCATACCAGCGGTAGCGCCTGCCAAAGCATATTCGCCATACTGTCTATCGTGTCCCACGGTTGTCCAAGTTTTGAGTCTTTCATTTGTTTCCTCCTCGTTTTGTCTTTCAATTGTTTTACTTGCTAATTTTGCACACTCTCTAAATGCACTTTTCCATGTGTTAAAAGGATCTGTGTTAAATGCAGTAATATTTGATATTGTGTCTATAACTTGAAAATTTTTTGATATACTTGTTGTCATGTCATTTGTGTTTGTATCCATTTTTAGTGTTTTGTGTTTAGGTAATATTTTAACACCTCCGTAACCATATACTAGATCATTAATAGGATTTACACTTTTATATACGAACACTGTGCTTTCATTCCTATCTTTATCTGTCAAAGGTGTAGGTACAATAAAATTAAATTTAAAATTTAAATCAACTACAGCGTCACCGTCAACTACATAAAAATAATTTGTGTTTGCAATTTCAGCCGCTTTAACATGAGCTTGATGTATTCCTTTTACTCCATCAACTCTTTTTACTTTGGCTCCTAATGTTCCAGTGTAATTGAACCTACCATAGAGATTACTGTAGTTTTGTTCAGCATTAGGTTCATTATAAGATATAAAGATTATATCATACATTTTTTACACTCCAACCAAAATTCGTGCAATTCAGGAAAAGTTTTATGAAATTTAGTTTCTCGCCTTTTATCATATTGAACAATCCATTCAATAAACATTCTTCTATTTTCCTGTGCAATAGTACCAAACTCGTTTGGTTTTTTAAATCTTGTTTCTAAATCATTGATAATCCTATCTAAGTCTTGGGTTTCTTTTTTATCAAATACTGCCTTGTTTGCTTTCATGTAACTTAATGCTGGATAAAGGTATTTTTCTACCAGAGGTTTCGTTGCAATTTTAGCATCTAAAAATCCAGGATTTCTTACATAAGGAATACTGAGCCAAATTCTAGGTTTGAATTTATACTTTAAATTTCCTACATACTTTACAAAAGGAAAAAATGTTGGAAAACTTAATATGTTGAACGCACTCATAAAGACGCAAACTGCTTTTGTATTTTCTAAATAGTAATTTACATTTTTAGAAAACATATCCCAGTCCATTCCAAATCTGTTATATTCAGCTTGTTCGCCCATGCTTTCTGCACTTACAAATAATGTAAATCTTTTAATACATTTTTTATCCTCTAAAGTTTTAATTTTCTTAACAAAATCTTTCCATTTGTTTCCAGGAGGACATGCGTTACTGTTTACAGCAAATTCTAAATTTGGTTGTGGATTTTTTAATAAATGATCTAAAACTTTATTTGTATGTTTACTCATTAAAGGTTCTCCACCTGTAATTCTAAAAGTATGCATGTGTTTTACTGCTGTTGGAAACCATTTCCAAAAGGCTTCAATGTAAGGATTAGTTTCACGTTCAGGAATCTGTTTTTGATATTCATCTATTTGATTATATTTCCAACTGAGTCCTTTAAAGTTATATGGTCCATGCCTGTTTATTTCATCTCCCCATTTACTACTAAATGCAGGACCACAGTATCCACATTTAAAATTACACACATTTGAAAAACTTATTTCTACATACCTAGGATAAAAATCTTCTTGGGCATTAGCTTTTCTTATTTTATGAAAATCTGGCCAACTCCAATCATCTGCACTTTTGTATATTCTATCACTAAAATTTTCTGTGTTATCTTCTATTCTCCAGCAATAGTCGCATTCACTAGGGCGTTCGCCTTGCAACATCAAGTGTCTTGTGTTTTTCTTAAATTGTGTATTGTGCAATACGTTTGGATTATCTTTAAGCTCTTTGAGAGGAATAGCATGTGCTTTTACATGATGACAGCTATGATTTATTCCTGAACCCAAATGAATAGTCACCTGTGTCCACTTTGCAAGACAAAATCCTGGTCCAACTTGATTCAGTTTTTCTTTTACTTTTTCTGGACTGGTCATTTGTAATTGTTTTTCCTAACTGCACTATCATTTACGCTTTTAAAAAAATTGCTTTGTTCTTGATTAAGAGGTTGTACTGCAATTGGTATTTCAAGTTTATCAATAAGTTGATTACCTAAATTAAAAATTTCACTATGTAATACATCTTCAGGAAGCTCGTCTCTTCCTCCCCATAATTCATTTAAGCAATCAAAGTCTCTTACATTAACATAATCCCAATCACTACACATTGTCATGAACAAGCCTTCCCTTGCTCCATATATGGCCCAAGAACCGTTTTTGACATCTGCTCCCACCATGCACCAAATATACAACATGGCTAAATTTTTTTGATGGCTTTTTAAAAATTGCTCCTTTGGAATACGTGCTCCTCTATTTAATGCTAGTTTGACTCCTTCTCTAAAACCTGCTCTCCAGGCTTGGTAAGGTGTTGCATTGTTATGTACATTACTAAAGCAATCTGCCATCTGGACATATCTAGCGTCCCAACAAAATTCTATTTGTGCGTTTATGTTTTCTTTGTCTGCGTTTTCGTGTGTTTTCATATTCAACACGTATTGTTTTGGCCAACATTTAAGCCCACCGTTTCCATAAACCAAACCGTTAATTGTATTCTTTCCACACCAACTTATAACACTATTCTCTAAATTTTCCTTTGGATCAAATTCAAGAACTTGATTAATAAAATTTTGATCTACTGTATTGTCGCCGTCTACTGTAACAAATCTATCTGTTTCTGAAAGTTCTGCACAGGCCTTATGAGCGGCATCTGATCCTTTTATTCCATGTATACGCTTTGCCCAAGGAACCTTACTTAACAAGTCTGTATAATTTTGTTCTGCATTTGGTTCATCATAACTAAGATATATTATATCTATTTCGCCGACATTAAGTTTCATATTTCACTCCACAGTCTATTGTAAGACAATTTGTGTATACACTAAAATTATCAAGAGTAAACTTGTACGTTTGTTGCTTTTGTGTATCAAAATTTAAATGTGTGTACAACATATGAGGATCACCTTTTTTAGTAATACTAAATGCTAGTCTTTCTTTTATTAAATTTTCTAAACCTTCTTTTAATTTTATGTAACATGTTTTATTAATTCTGTCAATGACTAAGAACAAGTCTGCTTGATCGTTTTCTTTTACTTCTACAAAAGGAAAATTCTGTTCTAAATCTAAAGTAATTTTTCGTAATTCATATCTTTGTTTTTTTGTATTAAGCACAACTGCGTAATCAGACATTGTTTCTTTCAATGACGTAATCGGTTCTATTTCTTTTTCAGATACTTCAATGCTACTATAGTCTAAATCCTTGTTAGGCCCAACTGATTTTACTTCTCCAGTCTTCTTATCATAATTTACATATTGTTGTGTGGAAACTGCTACTTCAACTAATTGCATTGTATTTTTCCTTATAAGTTTCAAACACTGTATTACAAAAATTATTATCTACATAATGGAACAGTCCATGTTGTTTATAGTTTCCTATCTTTAAATCATCTCCAACAAAGTATTGTATTTCATTTACCCAACTATCTTGTTGCCAATCCACGTTCTGTATTTTAGATTTCATATGAACAAAATCAATACTAGACGTTTTATAATTGTTATTGTTATTGTGTATCATACATATAGCATGGTTAACATCCATACTATCTAACCTAGGTGTGTTTTTTGGCAGGTATTCTTTGTAATATGATTGCCAGTTCCTAACAATATGTTTTAAATTTTTATAATATTTCAAACTGTTGTCATTCTTTTTAAAATATTGATATGCATTATACACATTTGGTAAATTATTTTCAGTAAAAGTTTTTCTATAGTAATCATCGGTCACTGTTTCATTTTTGTATGTTCTAACTTTTTCAACAAGGCAAACATCGTACCTATTAAATATATCCCAGTGATGTGATAGATCACTTAAAAATAACATATCTGTATCTAAAACAATAGTTTCTTCATATGGACTTACGTGATATGCTTTCCATCTATTCTGTGTGTCATAAAAACAAACTGTTTCTTCATGCCAAGGTATCTCAATTATATGATCAAACAGGTTTTCAAATTGTTTTTCAACTGTATCATTTGTTATAATTGAAACATTCTGTATTTTCTGTGTCAGTTTGATTGACATTGCACATAGACACGCTTGTTTTACATAATCTTTCCCAGATGCTATCATTACATATCCTTTTGTCATAGTAATCTTTCCAAACTAAATTTATTCATGACATGAACATTTGCATCACGTATCGAACCTAAAATATACTCGTTACGAGTATGTTCTTTTTCTAGTAAGAACTTTAATTTTTCTTTATCAATTTCAATTAATTCATCTCTATCAAGAGTGTAGTACATTTTTCCTGGCATAGGTTTTGCCCAGTCATTATCTTCAAATCCGTTCATCATATGTATTCCAATACTGAAAAGATGATCATTCCTGAAATTTCTTGCATCTATATCGTATACCATTTTGTAATGATTCCAATTTTCACTTATGTGTTTTAGAAGATCAAAGAAAATCTTATGCTCTTGATTTTTTACAAAGTAAAAACATGTTGCCCAATAAAAAGGAACTCCTTTATCGTTTATGAAATCAAACTCTTTGTATTTTCTCCATGGACATAAATCTACTCCATGTCTGTAAATTTTAAAATCCCCATTAATAAATGCATCAGATAATTTATTGTTTGTAATAATGTAATCAACATCAAGAACTAATGTTTTATCATATGGAGATAGATCATAACTTTTACAACGACTATAGTTTTTGAAGTTTAAAGTTTTAAAGTCAACTGTATCGTAATATCTTTTATTGTTAGGTTGGCCTTCTTTTAATTTAATTATCTTATCAAAAATTTTACCACTGTTAGAATATTGATCTGATGTGCATAAAGATGTAGGAAGTCCCATGTATTTTTTGATTCGAATTGCTAACTGTTCAGCTTGCTTTATATAATTGATTTCATTATTGTTAGCAAAACATAAAACGCCATTAGACATCCACTATACCTTCAACACTTCTTTTGTTGCTAATCGCTTTATATCTGCTGAGAAAATTATCACTAGCTGTTGTGTAATGAGACTTTACTAAATTTTTAAATTCTTCTACTTCAATCTTGACTGGTACATTGTTTTCATCTATAATTACAGCATCTTCACTGTCAAGATTGCATACAAAAGAAAACAAAGTTCGATCTGCTTTGAACTTACCGCCAGCATGATAAAAAACCAATTCTTCATCATACTGTTCTTTTAGAATCCGTTTTTGGTTGTTCAAAATAGTTGCTAAATTAGAAAAACCAAGAGCTTTTTCTAGCTTTTCATCCATAGTAATACTCCATTAAGCACTACTATTTAATATTATAGGTTGTTTGTTGTATTGAAAGTTGGCTTGCTAATGTTTACGGAATTTATGTTGTTTGGACGTTTACATTCAACGATACTTCCTGTAGTTGCTGTTACAGCTTCGTCAAAATTTGGATTTGGTCCTTTATCTTCGTTAAATGTTATTCTAAATGAAAGCACATTTCCGTTTTTCTTGCCTTCAATAAGATAGTCGTTTGCACTATAAGCAGATGCTGTCTTATTGAATATTGTGGTATAACTTGTAGGTAAGTTTACAAAACCAAAACTAGTTCCTACAGAACCATTACTTGTATTATCTCTATCAAAAGTTACAGTACCAACCGAAGTCATTAAGTTTCGCCAGTCGTTATTAATTGTAGTATTACCTGATCCAATTGTTCCTCTGAAAAGTATTGCACCACCTGCATTAAAAAATACTCGCATATGATCTTCGCCTGTCAATGCAGTTGTAGTTCCGTCACCATTAGTTACACTATATCCTGGAAATGTTACAGTAACAATATGATTAATATCAGTTGCCCAGTCTGCTGTTCTTGAACTGCTTTCTCCTGATTCAATTCCTACTTGATTGGATGCAAAGTTTAACCTTGCTGATTGAGCAGTGATACTTAAATCTTCATATTGCACATAACCTTCTTTTGTAGTTGTGTTTGAATCTTCTACAGTATCGCCTATCGATGGTTGTGCTATTTCAGTAACTGCGTTACCTGTTTGATGGACTCTACATTTATTAATATCAACAAACAAATTTGCCATGTCCAGTGCTGTTACTGTAGCACCCACACTTACTGTTTGACTTGTAATTGCTTGTCCATAACCTTCGTCACCTGCTCCTTTTCCTAGAACAGCCGCTATCCTTGCTCTGATAATATTATATCTCGCCGCGGTAATTGTATCGCCTACTGCCATCTTACTTCCTTATTTTATAACTTCAAAATACATTCAACTAATGTCTCTTCGTGCCTGTCATTGCTTTCTAAGGCAATACCAATCATGTCTCCGCTTCCATCAACACTTGCTGTACCGTTTTTAGCAACATGTACAGGCTCCCCTTTATTTACCGGACCTGTTATACGCACTGGCACTCTTCCGACTAACGCTACGGCTTGTCCTTCGGCTTCTGAATTCATTAAGTAAGCAGGTTTTGTACTGATTACTCCAATACAAATACCATGTTCATCTTCACATGCAGTTGCTTCAGCTTCTCCACCTATCATCATTAGTGTTCCTACAGGGTAATTTTTATCAGTTGTATATTTTTCTGCCAAGTCAGCGTATCTTGCTTGTGTAGATATACCATTGAAAACGTTTGCCGCTAAATTACCACTTGAATCTCTTACTGCTACAGTATTATTTGTTGCACTTACGTCACCTGTTCTATAGTTAGAACCAACTTGTAAGTTAATTGCGTTAGTTGCTAATCCATTAAATGCAGTAGCATACATATTTCTGAACTTGAAGTTTACATCACCAATATCAAATGTGTTAGTAGTTGTTGGAATTAATCCTACACTTTGAATATGGAATGGTTCAGTTGCAACTCCTCCACTTGATCTTACCTTTAATCTAATTTTTGTTCCAACAGTATTTTCTATTACACCTTCATCACCGTTGGTAATAAACACAGCAAGGTCATTTGCCGCACCAACTGTAAAACCTGCGTCAGCAAATCTTGTGATACTTGTAAAGTTTGCACTTCCTGCCAATGCATAATCACTTGCAGGCAAACCATTTAATCTTTCTGCGTTTGTAGCAGTACCATGGAATCTGTGAGCTGTTGCTGTTACACCATTTGTAGCCGCTGTTGTGTTTCTTAGTGTTAAACCTTGTCTTACAACATCAAATCCTGTAATAACATTGCTTGGATCTGTAGCATCAATTGTAAATTCTGCATTACTTATAATGAATACAACACCATCATCAACTGTACCTTTGATTATAGTTCTGTTTACCTGGTTATTGTCGCGTACAATACTTGTAACCATTGCAGAAACTGTTTCACCTATGGACTGTGGACCGATTAGGACAAATCCACCATTTGCGTTTTGTGCATATAACTGATTGTTATTGGTATCCCACCAAAAATCTCCAGTTGTAAGTCCAACTGGTTGTGTAGTGGATACTTCCGCTCCGCCTGTTGTTCTAAATTTTGTTCCGTCGTAAAATTTTAGTTTTTTTACTGCACTATCAAACCAAATCTGTCCTGACAAAGGACTTGCAGGTTGGTTTGCACTTGAAAAATTCTCAAGCAAATGGACGAAGTTTTCGTTTTGTATTTCACCATAACCAGCATAGTTTTTACCAACTAATTTAAGCGTTGTGCTTTGGTCGATAGTTCCATCTTCAACCGAAGTTAACTGTGTGCCATTTGTTAAATTTATTATGTACGCCATTTATTAACCCCTAATCATGTGTTACATGTATTTATACTAAATTGCCCGGAGTTAAGTCTTGCACATACTCCCAGGAACCGTTGTTTACTCTAAATAATTTTAATGTTCTTGCTACTGTTGATGTAATTGCACCAGTAACATCGTTAAATGTTGCATCTCCTATAACAGATGCTGACCCATCATCTGCACCATTTCCGTCTAATTTTTGTACTACTTCTAAACTTTTGTTGAAACTAGTGTTCAAATTCGCCGCAGATAGTGTTGCTTGGGCTCCTACAGTGGATGTACAGTGTACTCTAGCTTCTGTACCGTTTATTTTTGTTGCACTCGGAGCAATATCATTTATAATTGTGGCGATATTTGAGTGTAGCGTAGAACCTGTACCTAAACCTGTTATATCTAGTGTCAAAGGAATAACTTCCAAATCAATACTGCTATCTACGTATGCTTTAGTTGCAACATCTTGCGGTGCAATAGGATCTGCTACATTTCTAATTTTCACTTGATTAACATAGTTCATGTCTCCAGCTAATGTTAAGTTTAAGCCGTTGCCACTTGCGTCTGTAACTCCTGTGCTTATACCTATTCCGCCAGTAAAACTGATGTTTCCTATGTTTGCCTGTGTCAAATTACCAATACTAGTAAGTCCAGGAGCACTTGTTCCATCAATTAAGTCAATTCCGTTGTATTTTAGCTTTGCTGAACCAGTTAAATTTATACTTACATTTGTTGTCCAAGCATTATTTGCATTTCTCCAAAGCCATTCTTTGTTTCCATTTAAACCTTCTACTGTGATTCCTGACTCATCTGCTTGTGCATCTGTCAATAAAGTACTATCGTCACCTCTTGCTAGTTGGATTTGTTTATCTCTTACACGCAAAGTATCAACATCAATAATAGTTTGCGTACCATTTACCTTTAAATTACCTGTTATATTGACATCGCCACCAACATCTAGTGTAGCTGATGGACTAGTATTGAAAATTCCAACTCTACCTAATGAAGATTTAATTGTAACTGCATCTGCTTTACCTGTGCTTGTAGTCATTCTCAGCGTATAATCTTCACCACTAACGTTATTCTCTGCAACAACACCCAAATTAGTGACTTTGACAACATGGTTATCAGTCAATCCAACTGTCATTCCATTATTGTTTCTTACCGTTAATGCACCACTTGTTGAATCATCTGAATCACTAGCAAGGAACTGTCCTGCTGTCCTTACATTTCCTTGTGCATCAATAAGCGATTGTGTCCTTGTTGCTGTGCCTGCAAATAGAAAATCATTATCTACAACATTAAATCCTTTTACAACGTCTCCGGTGAAGCCTGGTATTGTGTCAATGTTCTGAGGACTGAAAGCAATCTTACTCCATAATCCTACTAGAGTACCTCCAACCCAATATTTTACAATAGTTCTACTTGTTCCAGTGTTATCTAGAACTGTAACAACCTGCGGCCCTGATCGTCCTTGGAAAGCATTATAAATTGGACCTGCTAATTCTAAATCAGTTCCATCAAAAAAGTATAATTGATTTTGATCATTGTTAATCCAAAGGTCGCCTGCCACCATTGTTGGTCTAGCCGGACCTACTAATGGTCCTCCACCAGTGGTCCAAGCAGTACCTGTATATACTTTCAATCTAGATGATGCTGTGTCCCACCAAATTTGACCAGCTAAAGGATTTGCCGGAGCACTTGCATTCGCAAAGTTTTCCAACATTTTTACAAAGTTTTCGTTTATTGCTTCACCAAAACCTGAATAGTTTTTTCCTATTAATGTAATATCCGTTGATGCTACATCAATTTGTCCGTCTGCTAGATTTACAAGTAAAGCGCCGCTTGTTTTATTAATTTGATATGCCATTAGCCCCCAACTCCTGTATAAATGATATACTTAACTGTCAAGAACGGGTTCATTACGTTGTATGGTGTTCCAAGTTCTGTAATATCAAATGTTTGGTATTCTTCAACACCTGTATTTTGATTGTATGCAATATTTCTTCTGTTAAGCACACCACCTGATGATGTTCTAGCTTGTCCTGCACCTGTACCAGTAGGAGCATCATAAGAAATAGTGTCAGCATCTTGTGGAGTGCCACTATCATCTAAGATAACATAAAACTGAGCACCTTTTGGTGATCTTAAATCGTGTTCGTGTTCTGGTAAATTTCTAACATCAATTGCTCTACTTTCAACACCAGATGCTAATCCAACTGTGTCAGCGTTTACATCTGATACTCTATTTGCACTTGTGCCACCCAAGTTGTCAGCACCAAGAGGAAATCTACCACGTAAATCAGGTAAACCAAATTGTCCCGATGTAACCTGGCTTTGATCTTTAAACTGATATTGTATTGTATTAAACAATGTTAAATAATCTGCTATTCTTACTTCCGTTCCATCACAAAGTAACCAACCTGCAGGAGTGCTTACACCTGCAAAAGGCACAATAGTTCCAATTGGAATAACAGGTACCGAGCTTACTAATGCTTGTTGTGAAATTTTAAATACGCCTGTTTCATCGCCTGATATTCTGTTAATAATAATTTCATCATCATTATTTGGAGTCGTAGTTAAAGTTTTGTTAGCAATAAAAGTGTTGCTTATAGATGTGTTAAAAGTTTTTGTAGTACCACCAGTTTGTCCATCAAAGGTAATTTGATTTGAACTTACGTCTCCTGTCAGTTCAAAAGTCGATGCACTAGTAAGTTTGTTTGCGTTTGCCGCGCCACCTGTAACTGTACCTGTAATGTTTCCTACTAAATTACCTCTAAATTCAACTGCATGTACTTGCGACCATCTCTTGTCACTTGATCCTAAGTTCGAAGTTTGTGTGTTTGCTGGTAAAATGGATCCTGTTGTACTTGTCCCAGCAACATTTAAATCTGTACCTACATAAAGTTTTTTGGCAATTCCTACACCACCTGATATCTTAACTGCACCTGTACCAATACTTGCACTATCTGTAGTACCTTGAATAATAAGATTTGTACTTGCTTGTATTGATCCTGCTACGTCTAATGCTTCAGCAGGTGATAAAGTATTAATTCCTACCTTTTCTGTTGAGTCAATTCTAATTACGTTTGCTTGTGTTCCTAAATTGTTAACTTTGAAATCTATAGGTGCACCTGACGTTAAGTTTGTAATTACTCCAGATGTACCTTGGACGTCAAATGTAACAATAGCATCTTGTCCTACTTGCAAACCTTTGTTGTTACTAATAACAATTTGTTCATTTGATGTACTTGAAACATCACTTCTTAAAAAGTTTGTAGCTGAAACACTGACTCCGCCTATAACTAAATTTTCTGCTTTTTCACTTGTTCCTAAAAATTTTCCTACACCGGCGCCACCTATGTCAGCACTTGATAAGTTAAGTCCTGGTTGAATAATTGTAAATCCAACAATAGTTGATTTAGGTTGGAAAGTTTTTGTTGAATAAATTGCAACAGGACTTCCCCCAACTTCAACTTGTAGTATGGTATAGTTTATTTCATCTTTACCTGTAACTACAACAGGCTTAGATCCTGTCAATAAACCGTCACTGTATTCTGGGCCAACCAATGTCCAACCAGAACCAGTAAAAATATAAAGCTGATTATTATCAGTATCTGACCAAAGGTCTCCAGTCAAAGCAGAACTTACATCAGGAGCATTATTTCCTTTTTTCAATCCACTTGCATTAATCCAACCAGTACCATCATATAACTTCAATGTGTTTACACCAGTTGAACTATCATACCATAATTGTCCTTGCACAGGATTACGTGGTGCCGCGTTATTTGCAAAATTTTCTAATAAGTGTAAAAAGCTCTCTGCAATAACTGATCCATAACTTGTTGTATTACGTCCTGGAATATCTAAGCTGGTAGCTTGATTAATTGTACTATCTTCAATTGATATAGTACCTTTGTTGCTGTCTGAGTAATTAATAGTATAAGCCATTATTCATTAAATCCTGATAAACTTTGTACTCTTACAGTGTAATCTATCTGTACCAGACGATTTAAACTCTTTTGTACTGGGTGGAAAATTACGTGAGTTAACAATCTTCCCTGTCCGGAAGGACTATAACTTACTAAACCTAATTCATCAAATACATACAAACTGTCTGCGTTTGTTGCATTATCAATGGCATCCTGTCCTGTAGGCTCACCATAATCTAGTAAACAACTTACTAATATGTCCGTGTAGTTAGTTCCGCTTACATGTCTTGATTCTATCTTATTACGAGCAGGATCTGTGTTATTAACACTTCTATCGTCAACTACCTTAATAAATGTTTGATTGTATAAACTTGCATTTGTACCAGTTGAATTTGGTGTTAGATACGTAATAATACCTGTAGGATCGATACTAGTACCACCGTTTCCAAATGCCATTTGATATATAAAACCTTCTCCAGCATTAGCTAAACTTTCTGCTAGTGAAATACTCATGTTTTCATAATGGATAGCATTGCGTTTATCCACTAATATTTCACCTGTTTCCGGGTTGGTTATTTTAATGTGTCCTTGGAGTAAAACTCCGTTTTCTTCTTTAAGTTTGTCAATCATAATGTTTTCCTACAACTGTATTTATTTTGGTAGCTCCACCTTTTCTGCCTTAAAGAAACGTGCTACCGAACTTTCCGAATCATTAAGCGAAACTCCAGGATCTGCCCAAACTGTACCTTGTCTGCGTATAATTTGTACCTTAACACCACTTGCTGGTGTATTTAACAAAGTTACTGCCGGCGTATTACCTGTGACTGAGAATTCTGCAGGAGCAGTAATATCTGCTTCTGGACTATCTTGATCTTTTGTTGGATCAAATACCTGAATTTCTGTTTTTCTTAGACGTTTACCAGCAACAAAAACTTCAAATTCATTGACTGAATTAGGTGTAAATCCGAGATCAAATACCGAAGTTGAACCGTCACCTATTTGTGTATCGGTAATTGTTTGATCTGCATATGGAGCAGTTTGTTGGATACCTTGGTTATATACATCACTTCCGGCAAAATGCACTTCTGGTGCACCTGTTCCAAACGTACCACGCTGTATTTGGCGTAAAGTGTTACCCTGTCTAATTAAGAATTCTATACGTTCTCCATTAATGAATATAATTCCTGGTACACTACTAGTTTTATCAGGAGAACTTATTGTGCTTGCATCATCTAATACAATTTCTTTGTCTGTTACAAGTAAATCTTGTGCAAGTTTGATTGGTGCTACATCACCTAAACGTTTATATATGTTTCTATTAAGAATATCTTTAAACTGACTAAATCCAAACTTAGGTTCTGTTGCTCCTGTTGCACTGAATTGTATTACTTCTATTACGTCATTATCATTTAATATTCCATTATATTTTACAAATTTCTTATCATCAGTTAGTTTATAATCAACGCTTGGAGTTTTCAAAATACCATTTACTGTCAACCAAACAAATTGTGCATCTATTGCTGGGTTACGTAATTTAACTAATCCAGCCTTTAAATGATTGTATTGAATATGATCATCGGTTCCAACTGACAATGTTGATCTAGCAACGACATCAAAATTAATTCTTTCAAAGTCTTGGAAATCATGTTTGTTAAATGTATATACTGTCAGCAATTCTCCTTCTGCCGGAGCAGTATTTAATTGTAATACATTACCACTATCGACCCATGTGTTTTGATTGTTTATAACTTGTATACTACCAAATGCATAATCCCCATCTGTTCTAATATAAACTTCTAATTTATCTCCGTCTGTGCCTATTCCAGGTTCTAATATTATAGAACTATTTGCAGGACGTATATTATATTCAGTTGCAATTTTTAATTCAGTACCATTTAACAATACTAACACGTCTGAGTTATCAAAACTTCCTATAGGTCTTTGCCAAATTTCTAAAAAGTATTCACGCACACCATCTTCAACATTAAATTGTTGATTGTAACCAGGATTTAAAATTTTATTTCCTTGTTTTACAATAACATTATGACTGTTTGGTTTTGCACTGTAAGGAGTTTTAGCAAGAGTAAAGTTTACTGTTGATCCATCACCAGTAAATTCTTGCGTTTCTAATTTACTGAAACTATCTATTTTACTGTAGATTGCAAAATTAATAACACTTTGATCAGGTGGTGGACTACCAAAGAATAGCACTGCCTTGGTATCTTCAGATCCACTATCATCACTTGCAATTAAGACTGATTCTACCTGCTTGCCATTTACAGTTGCATAATAATCTAGATTAGCACTCCAGCGAGCCTTTGTAACATATTGAACTGAACAACCATCACCAATGAATTCATCAAACTCTACAATGTTATCACCGTTGCCGCTCACAGAAAGTATGTTTATAAAATCTCCTGCACTAGGTGGTGTTCTAAATTTAACTTTTTTAAGTCTATAATCAACAATGTATGTATTTTGATTTTGTATTATTTCGTTTACCCTAACAATTAAACCATCTTTATTTTGCGGTTGTATTCCAAATCCAAATTCTACATTTACGCCGTCGGCATTATAAGAGTTACTTGACAATAGACTTCCACCTTTGCTTTGTCTATGGAAAACTCTTATATCTACAGTGTCTAAAATTTGTCCTGGAACTTGCTCTTCAGGTCCTTTAGATGTTGTAGGTGTTACAAATCCATCTCCGTCCACAATGATCTCTTCTGGATTGATTCCTTTAGCAGTGAAGAATTGTAAATCTCCTCCACTTAATATTGTGTCATAAGATCTTGGATCAGGTAAAAATGCTCCATCTGATGTTGTCTTTCTAAATACCACAACATCATTAGCAACAAATTTTTGTACATCATTTGTAATTTCTACTGTTGTTTGTCCTGCACCTACTATACTTTGTAATACTGCATTGGCATTCGTTTGTGCATTTGTTCCAAAATTAGGATCATCAATTCTTGTTCCGTTCAGATATACATTGTACACAACACCATTTTCTAAAGGCTTTGATAAATTAAATATTTCTGTGCTACCATCCATTTGGAATATTTCATCATCAAATGTTGTATCAAAAGTATCATATGTAGTTGTAAACCATTCATCTGAATCCCAACCAGTTCCTGACCCAAAGCTATAACTGCTTACTTCAACTCCTCCATAGTCTATGCCTTCTAAAATTTGTCCTAAATCATTTCCATACATTCCGGTTGCTGGATTATAATAAAGATTAATTCTATCTTGTGCTTGTAACAAGTCTGGTGCTTTATCGTATTCTATAATAACATTTTGACCTGTCCTTAAAGGAAGAGTAAAAGTTATTCTTCCATAATATCTTGTGTAACCTTTAGAAGTGTCTTTAATGTTTTCAAAAGTATATTCACTACGTAAACTATCAAGTCCGTCAACTGTAACTTTTATTCTTGTAGATTTAAGTTGAACAGGCCATTTTAAATTAAATATCTGTTGGTTAATAACACTTGTAAATGTTTGTGTTTCATTAAGTTTACTAAACAGATATACTCCAGTAACTCTATCAAACTTGCATCTTACATGCATGCCTCTTGCTTTACCTTTACCTAACACAGGACTTAATCTAGCAGTAGTTCCGCCTTCTTCCAACGATCCGATAATTTCAACATTTGGTTGTGAAAGATAACCGCTTCCTGATTTAGTTACTTCTACTGTTGTAACCCTGCCATTAGTACCTATGTAAGCTCTTGCTTCTGCACCTGAGCCGCCTCCGCCGGAAATTTTAATTTGAGGTGGTATTGAGTAACCACTACCTGCATCAGCTATATTCAATTCCAACAATTCAAAGCCAACATTCTCTGCCCAATGTTTGCTTGGATATTTTGTTATTTCAGAAGTTCCTGAAACAATTTGATTTTCCATCACTTGAACACTCTGTGGAATTATTTTTCCTGCGTCTGCATTGTAAACTGGAGGTAAATCAAAGTCGGTCATTACAGTTGAAGAAGGATCAATCTTTTCATACGAACTTAGATATTCTCTAATTTTTGTTTTGTATGGTTTAACTTCTTCAACAAAATTTTCGTAACTTGATAAATTATCGTTTTGGAAATTAGTTTTTTGTTTTAATTCGCCGATATTGTGTTTTGCTTTTATGAAGCTAGTTTTGAAAACCCAATCTACATTTGGTTGTTCTGCAAAAACGTATCTAATACTTGCAAAGAATAATTCGTTCCATTTGCCTGCTAATTCATCTATGAAGATATCATTTTTAATTGCATCTATTAGAACTCTAAATTCCTCAACAGGCTCAGTGTCATAGAATATCTTATCAAAACTTGCTCCATCATATGCAATATTTTCGTTTGTTACATCATACAAGCTATTCAAAAATTCAATAGTACCGTTTTGTCTTCCAATCGTATTGTAATTTATTGAATAATCATCTGTCTCTTGATTATCTTTTTTCTGTAACAGTAACCATCCGCCAGTTCCAACATTATCTATTTTTACGACATCTCCTATGTTATCACCTAATCCAGATAATTCATAGCTTGACGAAAGCTGGAAAGATATAGGTGTAAATTGATTGAATCCTGTCGCATACCAATCAATGTATTTCCAATAAGCATTAACATCATATGCTTGTGTAAGAGTTCTTTGCCATTCGGTACCTATCCATTCAAAAATTGCCCATTTACCACCAACTGTCTCATCATTTTGCACAAGGACACTGAATTTTCTTATTAATATAGAAACGTTATTTGTATAGTTTTGTCCTGCACTAACAATTTCAACATCTGATATAGCACCGTTTGCATCTAGTGTAAATTTAAGTTCACAACCTGTTCCTTGTGCATCGGATATTGTGTAAGTTGGAGGATTAATATATCCTTGTCCGCCATCATTTATTATGACGTTTATGATGTTACCATTTTCAACTTCTAGTGTAAGGCTAGCTTGTCTAACTTTAGCAACACTTACAAAATTTAATTCTGCAAAGCTATCACTAGTAGTATCAAACTTTCCTTCTGCATTTGTAGGCAAAGGATCTATTCTGGTCAGTTTTGTTAAATCTTTATCATCAACAATTAAATTTTCTTTTAATGTTTTATTAATTCTTTCTACAAACTGCTTTCTAGCTTCAGTTTTATTAACGAACCAAGATTGTCTAGGTTCATTTAAGTTTCCATATTTTTGTCTTACTGGAAGATTTATATCTGGCACTGGTCTATCGTTTTTGTCAAAACCGACCAAACTATCATACCATTTCTGTTCTAAATCTGCACGTGGTATGCTTGTTTCTAAACCATCTGTTATAATTTGATATTCATTGTGTGTATTTTGTTCTTGATTTTCTATTGTCCACCAATTCCAACTTATACCAACATTTTTGTCTTTAATGAATGGTTCACAATTGAACAAGCTAAATCTGTTTGATCCTAAAGGAGCAACAAATCTTGTACCAGCTGATGCTGGATCTGATATTGCGGCCGCCACATCAAATGCACTTGTTCTTCTAGTATCCACTGACGGTAAAGTAGCTTTGTTCCTTACCCAGTAATAATAATAATTTGTAAATGTTTGTGTAGCTGTATCGTATCTTCGTCTTACACTATATGCACTGTCACCGTACTTTGTTGTACCACTAATACCTTGTGTTAATCCAGCTTCAGAACCAGATTGTTCATCCCATTCGCTAGGAAGTAATGTAGTCTCTACCCATTCATAAACATCTACAACAGAACCTGGAAATAATTTGTTAAAGTTTTGTGTGGATTCAATTACATCTCCTTGATGGAAGTTTATAAATTTAGCACTTCCGATGTCCCACCAAATCTTTCCTATCCATTTTTCTGCTGTATAATCCATTGGATAAGCTGTAACAGAATCAATAGTGCTGACACTATATCTCGCAGGATCATAACTTACTTTAAAATCAATTTCTTGATCTGCTATGCCTGATATTTTTCCTTGTAATGGATCTATGTAATCTAAGTATGTAACTAAACTATTATCAGTTTTATCAAATAAGTATACTCCTTTTAATTTTGATGTGTCTACAGGATCTACTGGACTTCTAGCAATAGTCCAGTTTGTCATACCTTGTGGTTTTCTGTATTCTGCGACTAGTCCTCTGTCAATTTCATTTGTTAAATTGACTTGTTGTTTAGGCAATCCTAAGTAAATGTGATTATCATTTACACGCATGATATTTCCAAAGTCTTGCGTATCTGTATTATATGCAAAGTCTTGGGCATACAATAATGTATCGTTGATTGTTTCATATATACTTACTAGACCGCTATCATTGTCTATTAATTTAAATTCTGTACTTGCATTATCAAATTGTGTTGAAGATTGATCGAATGTTGTTACTTTTTCTAAGTCACCGCCACGTGAAGTAATTGCTAATGTATTTCCGTCAAAGTCTAATTTAAAACCAAAACGTGTGTTTGGCTGTTTATCTCTCGGACGTATGGTTTGTCTATATGAAAATGTTGTTCCGTTTTGCACATAGATATATACACAACCACCGTTTGGAACTAGTTCACTATTAAACGGAGCTCCCACTGCAATTTTCTTTCCGTCATTTGATATAGCTATGCTTCTACCATAATCTTCAAACTGATTAAAAGGTTCAAGAATTTGACTATATTCATATTGATCTGCAACTTTTCTGTATACAACTATTTTGGTACTGGCGAGTGAACTATCTACTGCATCGCCTTCTGCATATAATAATGTTCCATCAGTAGAATCAATTTGATATTGACTCGTATACATAGATGATGCAATTAAAACATCTGCAGATTTACTTACATCAAAGTTTTCTCCAAATGCTTCCAGTTTGTTTTGTTCTAAAACACTTTCACTTATACTAAAATTAGTATCATTAGGCACATATCCTAGCAAATCTAATCCGCTTGTTTTACGGGTCCATAAAGCTAAATTAAATGCTCCAGGAATAGTGTTAGTGTTTGCTTCATATATTTCATTGCCAAACCTTACTAGGTCTCCTTCAAAATAAGTTGCAGAAGATCTATGAAAGCCTTTGTATTTTCTTTCAATACCTAAAGACCAATCTTCAGTAGCATTTTTTTCTACAAAGTAAATTCGACCTTGATTGTGTTCTGTTCCATCACCTTTGGCATGTACAAAAAGTTTATATGTATCTGCGTCTATCTGTCTAAACTCAACTTTATTTCCTAACCTTCTTCCAGGTCGTGCATTAGGAACAGTGTAATAGTTAATTAATTGATAGGTTGCACCTCTTTTTTCATATATAGCAAATGTGCCTTGAGCATCCATATCACTTGCCGCAGTGTAACCGCTTGAGTTGAGAGGTATATTATAAACTCTAGTCCAGTCTAGATTTAATGCTCCTGGAGGATTTGCACTATCTGATATTCCTTGTATAGTGTTGCTAGAATAAATCCAATATTCTGTATCTTGAATAAAGCTATTTCCTGTAGGAATTTCTATGTTTGATCCTTTGTCTACAACCAGCAATGGTCCTGATAAATTATTTTCAACATGTGTATTGTTAATCGGACCAACAGTTCTTACTGTTGAATCATTTTCGATAAATGTACAATTACTTGGTTCAGAAAAGTCGCTTCCCCTTGACCATGTTCCGTTTCTATTTTTAAGCCAAAATCTTGCTATTGCAAATGAACGTTGAATGTAAGCAACTTCAGCTGTGCTTCCTGTAGCAGTATCAGTTACTATATCTCCTATGTTAGGTAAGAAGGGATCACCATTCAAATCAAAATTTGTAAGTCGTACGTCAACCCAACCATTCCAAATATCTGCAACAGTATGTTCAGTGTTGTTTACATAGGTATAATCCAAACCTATTGCTGAGGGATCTTGTCTTACTCCGCTTACATATATGTCGTTTATCCAGGTTCTAAATTTATCTCCAACTGTGAAACTATTTCCGTGTGCTAATTCTGTTCTAATTACCCACCTTGAATCTAAGAGGTTTATTTCAGTTGCTCCTTGCTGGTGACTTAGAACAGCGTAATAACTTGCTCTAGTTGGATTGTTTATAATATCTTCGTTTTGTTTAGTATCAAGAATATTTGTAAAAGCAGGATCGTTTGTAGTATCGCCTTCGAGTGTAATATTTTGTACGACTAGATTTGGCTTTGTCTCTTGTAAATTTGTACTGTTAAATGATGTTCCAACATTTATGTACCACCAACCTGTATGATAGTTGTCAGCAATATGGTTCACTGCATTATAAGTTCCTATTGTAATATTATTTTGTAATATTGTTCCAGAAGTTTCTAGTTGACCATTTACATCATTTAGGTAAAGAATCAGCCTGTTATCATTATCAATGAATCTGTATTGTACTTTTGCTCTTGCTGTATCAGTAGTTATTTCGTCGCCAACATCAGGAGTTGCCAAAGCACTAACAATTTCAACAACCATTTTAACTTTACCAACAATGATATGTTGTCCGTTAAAGAAGTTTGCATTTAAAACAGGATCTCCGTTGAAAGGCAATACTCCTCCTGCTGATGTTGTTGTAAACTGATTCCATTTCAGTGTAAGTTTATCACCTGGCTTGGTTCCTTCCCATTGTTCTTTTTCAGCTCTGATTAAAACGTGATCTGTTGCTTCTGTAGGCATACTATAGTTTCCACGCATCATGAATACTATTTCTGGATATTGTGATGTTTCTGCATTGTAATCGTCTGATATACTTTGTTGATTAGATGCATGACTTTCAAAAGTCTGTATTGCATCTGCTGTTACATTTCTTTTTGCTCTCCAAAGTTGATCACTATATAAAACTATATCTCCTGAAGCGTATGCTTCTGTATTGACATAGTCGCCTTTTAATTTTGATTTAGCATTTGATGCATTTGGTGACCCTATAGCAAGATATTTTCCATCAGGTGTGATAGACACACTTGTTCCAAACCCACCATTACTATCATATAAGAAAGCCTGTTCGTCTATTTGTTGTAATAATCCTAATTCTGTATTATCACTAGGCCTCGTAAAGACATAAACACTTCCATTTAAATCCTTAGGTGCTGTAATTGCTACAGTATTATTATCCTGACTTACACTTACGCTTGATCCAAAATCTTTTTGAGTGCTATCTAATAATCCTGCTGTTGTATTCAAAATATTAGGTTTAAGTTCATATACCTGTTTACTTTTTAAAACAATCCATTTTCCTGTGTCGTCATCATCTACCCATATAGTTTGGCCAGCCGCGGAACTTCCTGTTAATGAGAACGGAGTAATACCTCCGTCTTTTATGTTTTCATTTGCTTCAGTAAGATTTGAAACTCTTACTTTTTTATACTTGGTTAAGAATCCTTCACCTGTGTAATCTGCTGTTGAGTCTGATATGCTGTCTGTTGAATCTAGGGATAATACATTCAATTGTATTTTATTGACTGTGTAAAATCCGTCAGTTTCATCGTTAACATCTTTGATTCCAATTACATCTCCTATTTCAAAATCAGGTTCGTTATTTAGAGTAAGTTGAAATACATCATTCTGGGTACCGGTAACTGATTGTATTTTCAAATCGGTAGCCATGTATTTGTAAACTGCCCAATTTATTTGATCTTTTTCAAGTGCAGTCCAAATGTAAGATCCTGCTTGTAAAGTTGTAATATCTTGATCTTTAAGTTGTGAATAATTTAAAATACTTGTGTACACATCTGTTGGATTAACATATCCTGCTGATGGTACAAAAATATTATCATCATTAAAATACTTTGTAGGTAAAGGCTTATGGTCATAATTTTTAGATTTGACGTAAACATTATTCCTGTCAATTTTATATACTAATGATGTGTCCTGTGGAGGTACTACATCAACTAGTTCAACTGTCTGCGGTTCTAATCTATACTTACTTTCATCCAATAAAACTTCAAAAGTATCAGTACCTTCAGTTGCACCGTAACGTCCTACCCTTACTGCCCATTCTTCAAAAAATTCTATGCTATCTTTATTGATGCTTCCTAATTTATCAAATAATTTTGTAAGAACATTTTTGGTACCTTTGTCCTGAATCATACCTTGGAAAAATTTGTACTGACTAACATCATCTGGAATAATGTTTTCTAAATATTTTCTTTTTTGATATCCTATTAAATGCTGAGCAAGTTTTTGTTGTTCTATATCAAAGTTATCACTGTCTAAATCGTAAAAATCTTCGAATTGTTTTGCTTTGTAATCAAAATTAGGAAGAAGTTCTGACTTAGGTTTTCCGTTTAATAGTACAAATGCCCTATCATTAAATACGCTAGAGCCTGCAATGTTTCTATTAGCGACATAAAAATACTGCTTATATTTTACTAAATCACCAATTTTATAATCTTGCCAAGCTGTCCATTCGTATACTGTTGCATCTGAGAAAATAAATCCAGGAACATTTAAGCCTCCATTCCAGCCATCACTTTTATATCCTTTTACCTTGATTCTTTCTTGTCTATATCCTTGTGGTCTAGTATAAATTTTATCATTGAATACTGTTTGGTTATCAATAATAATTGCATGTTCAGTTTGTACTGTAGGAATTTTTAAATGATATATTCCTTCTTGAGTATTCTTAACATACATTCCAAAATCGTTTGTTGTATCTCTTTCTGTTGTTGCAAAATCTGCAAGTAATCTTTTACCGTCTGCTTTCAAAAGACTGTAGTCATAAAAATTATCATAGATATCATCAACCACTGCAAATGGATTTGTAAATGCAATTTGTCTAGCACTAGGACTAATTGTTAATACAGCACCTTCGCCCCAATTCTGTGTAGTCCAAAACATAAACTCTTTACAACTTAATTTCCAGTTCTCAATTTCTTGCAGTGTTTTATTATATGTGTCAAAAATAAATCCTGAACTTTGTAGGTATTCTTGATAACCGAGCAAGAAATCTACTACATCTTGTATCTCTGGAAATACTGTACCGTAGCTGACTTCAAAAATTTCGTTGTCAAAGTTAGTAGCAAATGTAGCATTGGCTCCACCTTCTGTTGGAAGGTCTGCCATTTGTTGAAAATTATCTGTATTAAAAGCATCACTACTAGTATGACCAATTTTCACTCTATAATATGTGCCTTTGAAGTCAACAACTTGTCCAGGTTCATACACTTTTCCTGTTGACCATGTTAAGAAGTTTTCACTTATACCACCAATGTTAACTACTTGATCAGTTGCTTTCTTTAGCACAGGATATGTTTTGAATGTTGGACTATCTTTGTCGTAACCTGATACTTTAAAACCTCTTGGTAATTTTTCTACAATGACACCACTATAAGAATATACATTAGTAGGAACACTTTTTGTTAAGACTATATTGTAATTTTCTTCCGGAATAAAAATATTACCTTCATTTGTAGGTGTTCTACTATCAAGTATAAGTCTAAATTTATTTTTTTGTGTAAATCCACCAATCTTACAACCTAACTTGTTTTCTATGCGTTTTAGTTTATTTGAATATTCGTTAAATCGTAACGTTTCATTTGCAGACAAATATCCTTGCATGTAGTTTACAAGGCCAGCTGTTAAAACTCTATTTTGATCGTTTGCACTATTAGGAAACTGTAGTGTTGACAATTCAATTCTTTTTGACGTATCAGTTCTTACTAATTGGTCTGCTTCATTTCTAGCAATTCTACTTCTGTCAAATGCAAGCCCAAAATACTGTGCAGGTTGTAGTAATGACCAAGCCTTTACTAGTGCAAACGGATAATGGGAACTTCTTCTCCAAGCAGTTTCTACAGGTCCTTCATCACCAAATCTAAAATCTATTCCGTATGTGCTATCAACTCCTCCCTGTGCATAACCAATTTCTGCAGGACTCAACAGATCTCCATTTTTATCAACTGGAATATATTTTAAAATATCACTATTTTTAAATTTATTTCTGTAAACAATTTTTTTATTAGGCTCTCTAACTATACCTTTGCTTAAATCTTGCCATAGTAAATTATTATTTCTTGTATAAGGTGCAGGACCGTACACATCGTCAAACCAGTCTGGCTTTAATTTATATCCTAATATTTCCCAAGGATGAGTGTGAGGTCTATCTGTGTTGAAAATATCTTTATAAATTGATCTCCAAAATCCTGGAAGTGGTTTATTGTATGGATTACCAAAGTAAGAATAATTATATGTAAAACTATTACCCCTAGTGAAAACTTTATTTGTAGAATAATCTGGAACTCCTACAGTTTCTAACCAAGCGTTAAATTCGGATATAATTACCTTGCTAATATTTTTTCTAGTAAATCCAGTTGGTCTAAAATCAGTTTCAATAAAGTCTGCTAAATCTATTACGTTTTCATCATAAGATATTTTTAAATTATTGTAAATTCTTTTTTCATATTCTAACAACAACTTATCTCTAAAATCACCAAAGCATCTCCATATAGATCCATCATGACCTTGAAGCACAGGTTTAGCAACCTCCCATTCAGGATATTCTATAGTGTCGCCAGTAGCATGACTCATGGAAGAATTTGGCATAAAGAAAATTCTGTTATGGCCATCAAACTTGTGCGTATGAGCAAGTCCTGTTCCGCCATTGTTTTTATCAAATGCCTGTGCTGAAGTTTCATCAGTAAACAATGGATAGAACCAACCTAGCTTGTTTTTATATCCTTTGGTCGTTGTAGAATCAATACCGTAAATTTTATAAGGTCCTGTACTGTCTGGTATTGTTGAGATATAAGTGTCGTCTAAAAATATCTGTGGTTGGTACTTAGGATATAATCCTAATTTAGTTGGCGTAGGAGGTATCCAACAACCATCGGTAGTTTCGTATTCTACGATCTTGATTTTGTCGCCTGCTTTAATATTTGTTGTTATAGTTACAAAGCCATCTGTGCTTAAAGTATAATCTTTGTCCTTTATCAATTGTTCAAGATTAAGATATATCAATACAGCGTTTTCATTTAGATTTGTAAAGGATACAGTTCTTGTAAGATTAAAAATTGTTTGACTTGTATCTTCTATTTCATATTCTTGAACTGTGTCTCCACCAAATGGAATCATGTCGCTAAAATAAAAAGGATCCTTTGTGCCTCTAGTCTTAGTAAGTTCTAATAAAATTTTATCTACATGCGTTTTATCATCTGATTCAAAACCTAGGTCATTTGCTATTCTTAGAAATTCTCTTTTTTGTTTGATATATTCTCTACCAGAATATTCAATTGCCTTTATCATATTGTAATCTTTGCTTGTTAAATTAAACAAAGCAAGATTAATTGGTCCAGAATGTTGTACAAAACGCAATCCAAATTGTGATACCGGACCTAAGTCTCTTAAATTTCCAACTCCTGGAAAACTTCCTGTAAAATCATTTACATTATCAACTATACTGCTTACATGATCTAAAACCTCACCAAACGTAAAATCAACTACGTTTTCATTCATAGGATTTTTTTCGAAGTTAATAGGAAACTTGTAATAGCCTCTATGATTTTTTGCAGTTGCAGATGTTGATTCTATAACTACTTTTTGATTTAACTGTAAATCAGTGTTGAACTTAATGTATGCATAACCATTTTGTCTAAAAATAGTATAATCAGTTGTGTCATACATTCTTACATTATCAACATAAATTTTTACTTTCAAATCATTTAGATCGCCGCTTCGCAGATAACAATCTATAATAAAATTGTTCGTCCTTGGCCCTGACACATATTGCAACACAACTGGTTGCTCTGATAACATAGGAGCTTTTTTCCAACCCGATACGCTAGAAAAAGTTGTTCTGGCTGTATATTTTCTAAGTAATGCTGTATCTGTTTTTACTGTTAAAACATCTGTCAATACATCGTATTGATATGTATCATTCAGTAAATTAAAATCAAACGTGATATCACCACTGTTCTCAATCGTTCTATAAGATAAAGGAAAACCTAATTCAGTGTCGTTAGATCCGACACCAGTTTTATAAGAAAAAATCTTATTACCTGCAAAAGTACTTCCTTCTAAAGATGAAAGTGGTGTACCTGCATCATTATACAAGTCAAAAACAGGCGCTTGGTTAATACCAGTTTTGTTTTGACCTTGCTTCCAACTAGTTCCGTCATAGTAAAAAATTGTTCCCCTAAAATTTGTACCTGCTTTTACCAACACAGTTTGATTTAATAATGGTGTGGTATCTGTAGTTTCTTTGAGGGCAATTTGATTTGTACCATTTTGATTTATAAATGTTACCGTATAAATTTTTCCGTTTACAAGAGAGTCTGGGTCAGCAGTAAATAAAACACGCATACCTGTTACTAGTTCTGTGCCGTCAACAAAGTAACCAACTTGGCCTTCAATATCAGAGAACACATCTGTTGTCACAGTATCTACAAGATCAACTGCTGTCTTTGCTTCTGTACCAAAGTTATACAGTTTTAATCCAGCTTCAAATTCAATAATAGGTCTTGTAGCTCTAAATTGTTGATCAATAGTTACCGCTGTGTTATTAATTGCACTAGTTGTTTCAATTACAGATTTATGAGTCCATAAGTTATATCTACTCCATTGGTTTCTATCTTTAGATCCCTTGTTAATGACTATATAATCTTTTTGGTTTGTGTATGATAATGCATCGTCAAATGGTAAAGCATCAAATGCTTGTCCATCAAATTGTGTTTTAATATCACTTAGATAGCCTGCACTAACACTCAAATCACTTTCAGCTATTAGTTTTATACTATCTCCTACTCCTTCAACGTACCAAGTGCCTTCTCCATATTTAGAGGGAGATACATCTCCAAAAAATTCTAACTTCATTCCATTGGATAACTCGTATCCGTTTTGCATTTTGTAGGTTTTCTTACCTACAATATCTAAGTCTACATCTAAAAAAGTGTTGTCTATTATGTTTTTAATGATTATTAATCCACTTGCTTCTATATCATTTCCATTAACATAATATAAAGTATCAGGAGCTTCTAAATCAATCTTCCAAGTAATCTTTCCATTTTCAATTTTTTGTTGGCTTACTCCTTCATTGTAAAGATTAGAATCATCGTCAACATTAATAGATGTCCTAATGCTAAACGGCATGTCTGTAGCATTTATATCAAATGTATATGATTGTCCTTTGTATAATGTAAGTGTTGGATTGCTAACAATATTTTCCTCAGAGAAAGCGTAAGCGTCATTATCTACATTATTTTGTTTTGTAACCTTGAATGTGCTTTCTATATCTCTTGCTGTACCATAAACAGGAATGCTGTTAGGACCAGTAGGTAACCAATAATACTCTCTAAAATTTGTAAACTTATCCCAATCAATGTGCGGTTCCCAAGCATAGTATTCTTGGCTATTTAAAAGACTATGATTGCTTGTATCTGCATTTCTAATTTTAGCACTGTTTACATAATCTCTATAATCTCTATATAATGTATTATTACCGAGATCGTCTGTAATTGTAGCTACAGGTTCTAATTGATAATTTTCTCTATCATCGGATACATCAGACAGGTAATTGTCATCAGCCTTGAATGCTTTTGCATCACGTCTTCCTATAAAGCCGTCTACTTTCTCAATGACACCTGGTTGCATCATTTGATCAAGTGTGCTACTTAGAAACTTTCTGTTTGCAGTGGTTCTAAAGTATCTAGGAAGTAAAGATGCTACTTCTCTTTTTTCATCTTTTCCAGTCTGGATTGGTTTTTCGTCTTGCGCCATTAGTATCCATAGCCTCCGCCGCCACCGCCGCTTGAACCTCCTCCTCCGGAACTACCACCGCCTCCAGAACTGCTACCGCCTCCGCTTGATCCAGATCCTGTGCTAGATTGATTACTGCTTGATGTACTTGTACTTGAAGTTGACGGAGTAGATGAGGACGTAGTTGTGGATGTAGTTGAAGTAGTTGTTACGCTTAACGCCTGGCTTTGTATACCTGTGTTATTTGTATTAGTTGCTGATACAACATTTCCAGCGGCTTGTATTCTTGACGCTGTAACAGAATCAATAATTTCAACATCTGCAACTTTTGCATCACTTACAAATATTTCATCGTTTTCACTTTTTATTTCGTACAAGCTACCAAAAGTTAATGTACCTTGTTTAGGCACAATTAAAAAGTTTAATAAGTCTGGCGCCATTGCATTCATTACAAATGTTGCCATTTCAGTAAAATGAAAAGTTTCTCCAAATTCCCAATTTTGTAAAGAGAAATAAGAATTAATTGCAGAAATTACTCTTACTTTAATATCATTATTATTAACTACATTCTCTGTGTTTTTTACAACTTTAAAAACTGCCTGTAGATTTTCTTCTGCTTTACTTCCAAAAAGAATTTTGTATTTTGCGGGATGGTAAATTACTTCATCGCTTATTGATTTGATCTTGTTAATATTTTGTCCGTATTGTTGAAACAAAGAATCAACGCTAGGCGGTAAAGGTTTCACGCTACTTGTTCCGTCTAAATAACTTCTAAAGGCACTGTCATAACTTTTTGTAAGCATGTATACATCAATTATATTAGATACACTTGGATCTATTCTATTGCTTTCATCAGCACTATGAATGTAATGAAATTTTAAATTATCTCTACCAACAAATGCAGTATAATCACTTGTTAAACTTAAACTACCACCGCTTAATATTTTAAAATTATTTTGATCTACAATATAGAATATTGTTGGATCGTTTTCGTATTGGGTATATGCACCTATTTCAACCTCGCTAGATTTTACAATAATTTCAGATCCTCTATCATAGTAATTGTATTTGTTAAATCCTTGATCAGAAAGTTCTCTTTTTAAGAAAATGTATTTTGTTAAGCTATTTGTTTCAGGAGCAACAACATTATCAAAAATATCTGGATCGTCAATTGACCCGTCGTCATTAAGATCAAAAAAGCTGACTTCTACTTTTTTGCTATTCACGTATCCATCTAGATTTCTATATTCTTTTACTATTTCCCAATTGATGTCATTATTAAAATTTTGTAAACCATCTGGTACAGTATTAAAATTCATAATACTAATTTTGTCTTTTACTAATTGTCCTGTTGCAGAATCATAAATTTTATTTTGTCCGTCATAATAAAAAGATAATTCTTTATCACTTTCAAAGATGTATCTTAATCCTCTGTTAGTTACTGTATACTTTTCACCATTCGTTTCAAATAGAATTATCCAACTAGCATCTAATTGGTTATTTGTTACATCACCTGTTTTACCGTTACTAAATGTATCGTAAATATTTAGGTTCTCATTAATAATTACACGCCAAATTCTATTAACTTGATCATATCTTAATCCAAAAGTTTTATATGCAAAGACTTGATCAATTATTTGCGATCTTACATCACTTGTAATATCTTTAACAAGTTTAGGTTTTACTTCTTCAAGCACACTATTTTTTGGTAGTATTTCATTAAACACTATAGGTCCTTGTCCAGTTGTTGTATCAACTGATGTTCCTGCACCACTTACACTAATAACTTTTACCCATTTGTAACTGCTTGCACCTTTTGCAGTTGCATCGCTAGTCAGTTCTCCTTGACCTATAAAATAAAATCCTGCTGGTGGTACAAATTTTAATAATGCACCAGCTTCAACATATTTTAAAGAACCTCCTGTAAACGCTCCAACTTGATATGGATTGTTACTAGCACTGTTTAAAAATCCTGTTGATTGATTAGTAGATTTTGTACTTTGTACCCAAACTGCATTTAGATCACTAACAATAATTTTTGCATAGTTACTAAAATAAAAATTACTTACTGCTCTGCTTTGTATGGTAGGTAAAATTAGGTTTTCAATCTGTCCTTCTATATCAGTTTGATTACTAAATGTAAAACTATTTTTAGCTACATAAGATTCTCTATAAAGTATACCATCTGATCCGTATAGGTTTGTGCTAGAATATTTTCCAGTCACATCTTTTAAATCAAAATATCTACTAATACCACTTGAAATTCTATTGGTTGATTTTACTTTTACAATTTCCTGATTAGATGTAAGGGGAGCAATATTATAATCCTCACCTGTTATCATTCTATTTTGTGTGTAGTAAGTTTGTGGTGCATTTGTTCTAATACTAGCACTTGTTTCTGTTATACTAGCATTTGTAACAACATCTTTTAATTCTAAACCTAATGTCAAAGTTTCTAATTTACCTGACTTACTAACATAGTCTATGCTTAAATCAATATCAGTCAATTCTTCAGGAGATATACGCATAGATCTGTTTGCACTTTGTCTATAAAAAGTTCTAAACAATCCATTTGGCACATTACCAAAAGTGCCGTCCGCAAACACAAAAGTTATTTCATCATCTTTTCTTGTTTGTACAACGTAAAAGTCTCTAATATTTTTTGCTAATCCATTGTAGATTGCGTTGTTGCCTTCGATAGCATCAACTTTCGTCCATAATTTTTCAACTTGTCCGTTTCCATCTAGTTTATACAACCAGACATCAGTGTCGTTAATGTTAGAAGCTTCGATGTTTATTCTTTGATTAGCACTTGGACTGTCCACGTTGAACTCTCCAGAATTCAAAGAACCTTGTCTAAAATGCATAAAGTAACCTGTGTTACTACTTCCGTTTCCTCTGCCATCTTCTCTATACAAGAACGAAACTTGATTTCCTGGTAATGGAATTTCTTCTTGGATTATATCTTTATCTAAATTTATATCAGTTGATACTATTTCAAAAGTAGTAGGAAGTCCGTTTACTCCTTTACTGAAACTGAATACTGGAACATCTGCACTTGAAGAATTGAATCTATAAGTTTGTGTTAACACACCATTTAGTTGCGTAGACTTTCCTGGCTTTCCTATAATATTGTTTTCAGGTAAAGCAGAATTTAAAACTCGTTGAAATTGCTCTGCCCAATTTGCGTTGGAAGGATCATTCCAAGTAATTGTTTGTTCTGCTAAATTTGTTCCGTTGCTATCTACTACACTTTCTGTTGTGGTGACAGTCTCAAATTTTAGCAGTCCATTTGCCGCTTGGTTTCTTTTTGGATTGTATGATAAAAGTCTAGCTAATCTTAAAACAGATTCTCTACGTTCTGCTAATTCTAAATAATTTTCTCTTGCATTAAGATCAACTCTATATGCAATGTTTTGTCCAAGAAATGCAATGATGTCAATCAACGCAAGATATTCAGAAGTTTCAATGTAATCGTTGAAATCTTCAGGATAATTATTCCTTAGATAGGTAATCATTGCCCTTCTAAGGGTATCAAAATCATAACTTTTGAATTCAGCGTTTCTAAAACTTTGATAGATTTTACGCCAATCCTCAGCTAGTAATAGTCTATTTTGTCTATCGGTAGATGACATCAGTAATCCTTTATCTTAACTTACAGTATTTATGATATTTAATAATACTAGCGGTTAATTCTATCACAGAAGACCGATGTCTTTATCAAACTGTAAACGTAAGTTTTCGCTAATGTTATAATCCTTATACAGTAATGTACATTCTATTTGAATTCCTTTTTCAAATTCTGTTACACTTACTGCTGTGGCTTGTGTTCTTGGGTCAAAATTTACAATATTTGTAACATTTTCTGTTATTGCATCTTTTAGTTCTGTAGTAAGTGGTTCATACAAAGCGTCCCATATAATGCAACCAAATGCAGGATTGTTTATCTTTTCACCTTGGCGTATGTTAAAATGATTCAGTAAGTCTTGTTTGATTAAAGACAAATCATACTGCTGAAAACTGTTGTTCTCAGGATTTACCGTGCTAAACCCTCTGTATGCTTTTTGTTTGACAGGTGGTTCTGGTCTTCTTTTTGGTGTAATCGATATTTCTTTGTATAAGTTCTGTGCCATATTAATATTTATCCTGCCTAATCACCCACAAAAACTGTGCCACTTCCTTGATCTGTATCTGGATTACAATGTCCAGGAGCTGGACAAAGATCATCAGCACTAGCGGTATCTGGCGTATGATTTACAACTGCTTTTCCATTTATGAATACATTGTTAGATCCTGCTGAAAGGTTACCAGAGCCGTGACTATTTTGGTCTTGATCTACTGATACTAATTGTGTTTCGACATATACATTGCTTTGTCCTGAAACAACTGTTGTTCCACCGCAAGTTCTTACATGTCCGTGTATGTGAATTCCTGGCATTATATAACCTGTCCTGTTCCTGTACCCATCGGTGTTGGCGATGATACATCCGGTAATGGTGTAAGATCACCATTTTTAATTTGTTGCCAAATACCTTGTCCTAATTTTCTTCTTTCAACAGTCTTGCTTCCAGACGGGTCAGCATATCCTACTGCATTTTTAAATTGGTTTGCTAGAGAAGTAAAATTAGTATCTGTCCAAGTAATAAATCTTGCCTTAGGTGGTTTTGTAAGATAAGCTACTGCTAACTTACAAGCATTCTTAGGATCATTAGCTAACTCTGGATTGTTATAAATGTCTACTCCGGCATATCCTCCATATAATTTGTAGTTGTCTGTACCTGTAATTTGAATCAAGCCACGTCCTCTGTATCTCCATCCGTCTCCAGTTTCAGGACCACCATTGCCCATTCTACTTCCATAAACCACGCTACCTATTTCAACAGGCTTACGATGAAGCTGTTCAGACAATTCAAATCCCCCTGGCTTTCTAAACATTTTAAATGTTGCTCGTAAACCTTTCGCACTGTAATTTAAATTTTCACTTTGTGGTTCATAATTACTTTCTGCTTTTATCTGAGCACATGCCATAGCTAATGCTTCTCCGGCTCCTCCAACAGATCCGCTTTTTAATGCCTCCACAGGATCTAAGCCTAAGCCTTTTATAAGTTCACTTAAGAAAAATCTTTGTGACTCACGTCTTGATATTGGCTCTGCTGGTAATGCTCCGACCTCTCCGTCATCGTTAGTCTTGAATACCTTGTTTATATCTACCACTGCTGGATCTGTGTCACCTGCTCTAAATACACCCGAAGTACTGTTACGTTCAGGCATGTCTGATTCTTTTTCTAACGTTGGTGACGAACGTCTTAGTGAAGGAGATGATTGTATAATTGCTTCTGTCTCGCCTGAAGTATGTGCAGACGGATTCAAGTTTTCGTGTTCTGGCCAAGGTTCATGCAATGGCACACGTCTTGGAGTGTTTGCTTCTTTGGCTTCAATTGCTCTTGTGGCATCTGCTGTCACACGTAAGTCTGCAATAGGATTTCCGTCTTTGTCTAAAACTTGATCGCTATCATCAACTGATTCTTCTGTAGCAGGTTTTGTAAATGTATCACCAATTGAATCTGCTGTATCTGAAGCTGTTGCAACAGGACTGCTATTCATGTGTATTTGTGATGCAGTTTCTATATGAAATCCTCCTGACAGTATTTCTGTATCAACTCCTGCATCCATTTTATTACGAAGGGAACTTTTAATTTGTGTATTCAAACCACTTGTAAGTTTATTGTCTCCTACTGTATTCAAATTAAAGCTACCATTTACTGTTTGTCTATAATCGCCTACTACTTTACTGTGGAAGTTTGCGTTAACGGCAATATGACCGTCTTGGCTAACCTGTAAATTATAGTCGCCTGAAATTGTAGATCTTTGTGTGCCAGCTATTTGAACATCCTCATCTGCTCCAATTGCTTTTTGTCTAGATCCACTTACTCTTAAATCTTGATTAACCCCAACATTTTTAGTATCATTTTGACCAATGATCACATCATTGTCTACACCTATGTTCTCTTTCTTATCTCTACCGGTTGTTAGGTTATAGTCTCTACCTGCCCTAATATTGATATCTCTATCAGCTGTTATGTTGAGGTCTGTTTCAGTTCTAATGTTTATACTGTCATTTGCGTAGATATCTATTTTACCGTTTGACGTTAATTCTACCCAGGCACTGCCTGAAGAATTTCCTATGTATATAAGATCCTCGGAGTTATGCATTAAGATTTGGTGGCCTGTTCGCGTTCTAAATCTTAATGAATCGCCGTATGGAAATGATTTATCAACCTTAGAATTATTTTTAGGTTCTGCTCCTAAATCATAATAAACAGAACCTGTTGTTCCAGGATTTCCTTGTCTAAATATTTCTTGATCACCGTCATCCATTACAAAGCTAGATCCACCTAGTCTACTTCTTGGATATTGAATTGATCTTCCTTGTTCACCGTATGTACCTTTTGGTGCACCATCTGACCTATCTAAAGGTCCAGGACTGTTCATTCCAAATACAGTATTAGGAACATCTCTTCTTGCACTTGCAGTTGATTGTCCTCTGTTTACATCATTTATTAATCCTTGTGTTGCTACTGCTCTAGTGTAAAAAGGATTATGTGGCTTACGAAACTTATCTGGGTCATCTCCTCTTAGATCGTTTCTTTTTTTATTGTATTCGCCAACTGGTAATCTTTTGTTTTTTAGATCATTAGGTAATTGGTCTTGTATAATGTTTTCTGGTTTATCAACAGGTTGTCCTTGTGGAACCTGATAGTTCATAAATTCATCTTGAATACAACCAATCCAATACGCCTGATTGGATTGACCTTCTGCAAATATTACAAGAACCTTTGTGCCTGGATCAGGAGGTACAGCCCAAAAGCCATAGCTTTGTTGACTTGCACTATAATCTAAATTTTTAGTATTGGTTTCTACATTAGTTACACCATAGAATGGCATGCAATATCTTGCTGTGAAAAGTTCTCCTGGTTCTAAACTTTTGTTTCCTTCAGTAACATTCGATAAAAGTTCTACTCTTAATGCACCGCCTCTTCTTGGATCAAGATGACTGACTACCTTGGCCACATACGGACCAGGAGGCATTTTTCTTGACATTGCTCCTACTGTTCTTTTTAAATTAGCCATTAAAGTCCTCTACCCCTTGTAGTACCATCTCTGTTTAATCTTAAATTTCCGCCGCCGGTTGATTCTATCTGTTTGTTCTTAGCATCAAGTTCAGCTTTCTTTTTGGCTTCCTTGTCTTTTGCTCTTGCTTCATCTGCTTGACCTGTTGCTTTAATTTTTGCATTTTTAAATTCATCTGAATCTACACCAACCAATGTTGCAAATTCTCTTTCTTCTGCAAGAGTAAGTTTTCCGTCAGCATTTTTATCAGCTTTGGCAAAGGCAACATCATATTTGTCACCGTCTTTTTTCGCCGCCGCAAGAGCCGCATCATATTTCTTTTTAACTTCTTGCTGTTTTTCTGTTATCAAAGTTTGTGCATCTTTCATCTGGTAATTCTTACGTCTTACCATTTGTAATTCTTGGGTAAATTCATTTTGTCTAAAACTATTATTAACACTAATTACCTGATAAAGACCACTGAAATCCTTAACTCCGATTGCACTTCCTGCAAACTGTGGTCCTTGTTGTGTAATATCCAATGGAGTTCTAAAATTTATTAAAACGTCAACTTGGCTACTGCTGTGATTCATTGAACCATCTGCATTTAAATTTAAAAATTTTGTAGCTTCACTATTGAAATTTCCTACACCACTATCTGCAAGAAAATAAGGATCACCCATTATGGTCATAGTTCCTGTGATTAAGTCAGCATCACTGTTCATAACAGCTTCATTGAAAGCTCTTGCAATTCTTTGTTCTGGTCCTTCAGCTGTGGCTCCTCCTGATTCTGAGTTTGACGGAGCATTATCATGCAGAGCTTTTTGTGCTTCGTTGTACTGAGTTTTGATTTCTCCTGTAGCTTCATATTCAGTTTCTTTTTTGTCTTTACCTTTTTCACTTGCTTTGGTGCTTAAAGCGTTGTTTGCACTACTAATTGCGGCGTAAAAAGCATTGTTAAATTGTAAATCAAATTCTAGTATATCTTTGTTTTGTCCTGTGTACATGTAATTGTAATGCTTTACAGCTTCTTTTTCTAATTCTGCATATCCTGGAGGAGGGTCATTTGGCATTTGGAATACACTTTTATGTACTTCATAAGGTGTTACTCTAAAAACATAAATTCTAGGCGGACGACCATATACTGATTCGTGTTCAGGACTATCCAATTGAAAAACATTTGATTGTATTCTAAACCAATCAATCATTCCATTTGGTTTTGCTGTTACACCTTTGTCAGTAATTTTGTTTCCGTAATCACTTAACAAAACAATCTCTTCTATAATTTTTTGTATTTTTGTGCCTGCTCTAAATTGTATTGATCTTCCGGTCTTATCTATTTTTACACCTTGACGTTCAATTATATTTGTGTCTTTATTATAAGCAAACTGAGAAAGTCCAAAATTCATATTACCTGGACTTAGACTATCTTTGGTTAGTATTTTTTGTGTTCCTATTTCATTTACCTCACCGCCAATGCCTGTAAATTTTTTCTTTAATGCTTCACTTAGATTACTTCTTTCAACACTAAAGCCAAGTTGGTTTTCTACAAATTTCTTTTTTGCAAATTTAGTGACATATTTTCTTCCTGTATCGTCCATAAGATTTGCTAGTGTTGTATCTGCTGTGGTTAGTGCATCATCTAGTTGTTCGTCTGTAAATTCTTTTTGTGCTATATCACCAATTTTTGCACTTGTGTCTGTAGTGCCAAATTCATTTGCAAAATCTTTACTTGCTTGTTCTTTTGGAAAAATAATTATGTATTCATCCGTATCAATTTTAGGATTTTTAGATTCCTTCTGTGCATTTAATTTTGCTGTGTTAATTGCTGTTGATAAACTGTTGAGTCCAGACTGTAATATTTCTTCTACAGTTCTTCCTGATATGTTTACATTAACCATAAGTCCTTGAGCTTGATCCGTAAATGCTTCATCATTAAACGCACTACAAACAAAATCATACACTGCTCCCTCAGTAGTAACATTGAAGTTCACTGATACTACCTTCATTGGAAAGATCCTTTTTGGTCCTTGTATTATATTTTGATTATCATCATATCCTATGGTTTCAAGTATTAGTAACCAAGGTGATTCAAGATAGTTTTGATGTCCGGCATTCCTTGCACAAATCTGCATAGTCTGTAATAACTGTCCCATGCTGTAAGGTTCTGTAACCTTGAAACTAATTTGAAAAAAGTTTGTACCTCTACTTTTAGGGTTTGGAGCAATATATGTTCCAATTTCCACTTCATCTATAAAATATTCAGTATCTGTCCCGTAAACTTTTTCTGCATAGGTGCGTGGTTTTTTATTTCCTATACCTCCGCTTCTTAAAACTTGTTGGCCAGCACGTAGTCCGTTGACTCTATATGTTTTATCTGGAAAATTAAGTTCAGCGTTAGAAATACAACCAAAGCTAAAAATATGATTTATTGATGCAAATTTTTCTAATTCATTAGGAAGAGGAAGAGTATTCCCCTCAAAAGTCTCTGTAATTTTTTTAGCGGCGGCTTTTAAGATAGCGTCTTGATAAACTGTATCTGTATCACCAACAACACTGCTTTCTTCTTTTACAGCGGCAGGTTTAATTACATTAGTCTTTCCAAGACTTCCATCTTTGCCTACATAAAGTCCTGCCGGAACAACACCTGCGTCTACTAAACTATTCCATTGTTGACGTCCTGCTTCTTGTTCTTCAGGAGTGAGTTGCTTTTTTGGTTCTTCTTTTTCTACCTTGCCAGATCTAACGGGATTGCCGTTACTGTCTCTGACAAACTTTCTGTTTCTACCTGTGCCTGAGTAAACATACCCTTGGGCCATTTTAATCTCCTAAGGTTTCTTTGACTTTGTCTGCTTGAGGGAGATAAATTTGTTTTCCTGCTGTTAAGTCGTAAATAGGATCTTCCATTACATCTAAATTCCTTTGAGCGAATATCCACCAAAGTCTTGAATCTTTATATAAATCAAAAGCAAGTAAATCTGGCCTTTGATGGTATTGAGGCTCTATAGTATATAAAGCATCACTCGAAAATGCAGGCACCGGTCTGATTGTCAAAATATCTAGTGTATTATCAAATGTTGTGTTTGTTTTAGAATAAGGACTGCTACTCATTAAATATATCCTTTGCTTATATCACTACCTTGAACAAATGTGCTGTAATCAAATTTCTGTACTTTTGATCTGCTGTATACTGGTTGACAAGTTACTGTGAATTGTGATTCTGCAGGTGCCCAAGTTACGTCCATGTGACCTCCTTCTTCGTCAACATCTTCTCCAGCAAATCCGGTTCCGAGATAATCTACTTCGTTTGGTAGGTCAACTGTAAACTGTGTAATTAACACAGGAACATTTTTAAACACATAATCTCCGTATCCATTTAATTTTACGATAGGAGGAGGTGCACCTACATTACTTTTTTCAAATGTATCGTCTCCGTATGACATTTTCGTTACTGATCTCAAATACTGTAAACAACCAATCCAATATCTTGCTTCTATAGCATTTTGACAATAAAACTGTCCAGTGATAACAAGTTGATCCACTTGTGAGTTGTTGTATGCAAAGAACGGATAATTATTATGTATAGGTTGAATTTGATTATAATTCGCAGAGTGACTAAGAATGATTGTGGGCGTATAAGGAAATACCATTCTACCACCTGTTTGTCTAAGGGGTTCCATTAAAGGTGACTGTTTATATGCATTATGTTCCGGCATGCTCAATGATACACGCCAATCTCGATCTTCGATATCTCCGTATCCCCAGTATGCTGTTTCTTTTGATGATATTTCAGTTGCTTTTCCTGGCAAATTCTTTCCACGGATATTACTCATGAAATTTTCAGCAGTATCACCAACACCACTGAATATTTTTTGTCCAATATCTTTGACTTTGTCTACTCCTCCACTTAAAAAATCTGGCACATTTCCAGAGGCAGTATTCTGTCCTGATGCATTTGTACCGTCAGGTGGTACTGACACTCCCATGTTTTTACCATTTTTTGAAATGACTCCGTTTTTAAAAAGTGTTGGCATAATTGGATCTCCTATAACATTATTTAGTTGACAAAATTAACAGAGTAGTTTATAATATGATATAATCTTGGAGATAACATGAACAAACGCATTAATTACTTAAACAACAAGGACATATTGGCAGAAATAGCAAGGTCCAAAAATACTTTCTGTAGTTATACAGACCCAGAGTATGCAAAATATGACATAATATTACCTAGTAAAGACAAAGTTAACATTAGAACTATAGCAGAAGCAAAAAGAAATAAGGCAAAGAGATTACAGCAAGAAGCATTTGAAGAAGCAAAAGCACAAAACAAAAGAGTAAAATTGGCAGAATTTGCCATAGATTACAAAAAGATTGACAAATATGACTTGATCTTTAGAATTATGACTTTTGATCATATACCTGAAGAACCAGGACGTAAGAAAAATCCTAAAACAGTTGCAGATACAAAAGTAAAATTAAATTTTCCTCCTTTTCAACATTATAAATTTAACGATAAGGATGAGCTCGTATGCATAGGCAAGAGCCATTGGGAAGGCGGAATGGAAAACGGTTATTTTAACAAAGGTCATGGTCAGGCAACAAATAAGTTAGCTATGATGTGGATGAAACTGTGTGATAGGTATGCTACTAGAGGCAATGTAAGGGGTTATACCTATAATGACGAAATGCGAGGACAAGCAATTTTACAATTATCACAAATTGGATTGCAGTTTGACGAATCAAAATCAAATAATCCTTTTGCATATTACACCGCGGCTGTTACTAATTCATTTGTTAGAGTAATCAATATTGAAAAAAGAAACCAAAACATTAGAGATGATATACTAGAAATGAATAATATGAATCCTAGTTACACAAGACAAGCTCAAGGTGAATGGGAAAGATCAAAAGAAAGACACGGTGAAGTAACTACTCCAACCACTTCGTCCGAAAAGTCTTGACATTATACAATTTTTAAGCTATAATGACAAAGGAAGGATTGCGAAGTGTTTAAAAAAGCGGCGGTATTTACGGACATCCATTTAGGTTTAAAGTCCAATAGTAAAATTCATTTGCAGGATTGTGAAGAATTTGTAGATTGGTTTATCCAAAAAGCAAAAGAAAACAACTGCGAAACTGGTATCTTTTGTGGCGATTGGCATCACAATAGAAACAGTATTAATGTTCAGACCCTTGACAGTACAACAAGATGTTTAGAAAAACTTGGAAAAGCATTTGATAAGTTTTATTTCTTTGCTGGTAACCATGACTTATATTACAAAGATAAGCGAGACATTTATTCTCTTGAGTTTGGAAAACATATTCCAGGTATAACTTATATTGATGAAATAGTAGAAGAAGATAATGTTGCTCTAGTTCCTTGGTTAGTAGGCGATGAATGGAAAAAGATTTCTAAAATAAAAGCCAAGTATATGTTTGGACATTTTGAATTACCACACTTCTATATGAATGCAATGGTAAAGATGCCAGAACACGGTGAACTAAGAGCTGAACATTTCAAACATCAAGATTATGTGTTCAGTGGACATTTTCATAAAAGGCAAGTTCAAGGAAAAATTCATTACATGGGTAATGCATTTCCGCACAACTATGCAGATGCATGGGATGATGAACGTGGCATGATGATACTTGATAAAGAAAATAACAAAGAACCAGAATATATCAACTGGGAAAATTGTCCTAAGTATCGTACAATAAAACTTTCTAAACTCTTAGATGAAAAAGACACACTGTTAAAAGATAAAATGTATCTGAGAGTTACATTAGACTTGCCAATATCATACGAAGAAGCTAGTTTTATTAAAGAAACATTTGTAAACGACTATGACTGTAGAGAAATAACACTAATTCCTAGCCAACAGGACGAAGAAATACACACTGACATTGATATAAGTCAGTTTGAAAGCGTTGATCAGATTGTCACGAAGGAGATTACTGCAATTGACACAGAACAATACGACAAGAACTTGCTGTTGAGGATTTATGACGAAATATGATTAAGATAAAAAATTTAACAGTAAAAAACTTTATGAGTGTGGGTAATCAAACCCAGGCTGTTGACTTTGACAAACAACAATTAACATTAGTGCTTGGTGAAAATCTTGACCAAGGTGGTGATGATATGGGGTCAAGAAACGGTACTGGTAAAACCACAATAATAAACGCATTAAGTTACGCCTTATATGGTGTTGCTTTAACAAATATCAAAAGAAATAACTTAATTAACAAAACCAACAACAAAGGCATGTTGGTTACACTTACATTTGAAAAAGATAATGTAAATTATAAGGTAGAAAGAGGCAGAAGTCCTAATGTACTAAAGTTTTTTGTAAATGATGAAGAACAAGAACTAATAGACGAAAGTCAAGGTGACAGTAGAAAAACACAAGAAACTATAAATGAACTACTTGGAATGAGTCATAACATGTTCAAGCACATTCTTGCATTGAACACTTATACAGAACCTTTCCTAAGCATGAAAGTAAACGATCAAAAAGATATCATTGAACAGTTACTTGGTATAACAATACTTTCAGAAAAAGCAGAAAAACTAAAAGAAAAAATACGTGAAACAAAAGATTCAATTACAGAAGAAAATGCAAAAATAAATGCACAACAACAAAGCAATGAAAGAATTACAGAAACTATTGACAGTTTAAAACTAAAGCAAAGTGCATGGGAATCTACTAAGAAAACAAATATTGAAAAATTACAAAAGGGAATTGATGAGTTAGAACATCTTGATGTTGATTCTGAACTTGACAAGCATGAAAAACTACAAAACTGGGAAGAGTTAAACACAAAAATAAATAACCTTAAGAAAGAAACTTCCACACTCGAGTCTGCATTACTAAGAGCAGATAAATCAGTAGATAAAGTAACAAAGGATATATCAGAACTTGACAACGCTGTTTGTTATGCTTGTGGTCAAGAGCTACAAGAAGATAAGGTCAAAGAAATTGAAGATAAAAAAGCCAAAGAGCTTGAAGATGCCCTGGCCTATCAAAAAGAAATAACAGACAAATTAAAAGTTGCAACAGATCAATTAAATGATATAGGCGATATAAATGGACGCCCTGATACCTTTTATGAAACTATAAAAGAAGTTTATGATCATAAACAAAATGTTGCACAGCTACAACAAGCATTGCAAAATACAAATACTGAAACTGATCCTTATCAAGAACAGATTGACGATTTAACAAATACAGGAATTCAAGAAATTGATTGGTCAACAATCAATGCATTCAATGATCTAAAAGAACATCAAGAGTTCTTACTAAAACTGCTTACTAATAAAGACAGCTTTATTCGTAAGAAGATCATTGATCAAAACCTTTCATATCTGAACAACAGGCTTACACATTATCTTGACAAGCTAGGTCTGCCCCATCAAGTTGTGTTTATGAATGACCTAAGTGTTGAAATTACACAGCTTGGACAAGATCTTGACTTTGACAATCTTTCCAGAGGTGAGCGTAATAGACTGATATTAGGAATGAGCTTCGCATTTCGCGATGTTTGGGAGAGTTTATATCAGAATATTAACTTACTGTTCATTGACGAGCTTGTTGATTCAGGTATGGATACCAGTGGTGTTGAAAATTCGTTGGCCATATTGAAGAAAATGGGTCGTGAACGTGAAAAGAATGTTTATCTTATATCACACAAAGACGAACTTGTTGGAAGAGTAACACACGTATTAAAGGTATTGAAGGAAAACGGATTCACATCATATGAAAATGATGTGGAAATACATAATGAATGACGATACACATGATAAATTAACCAAGGCATATATGGCATACTTCAAGGCTAACGAAAACTTTGAGGCAAGAAACTCCGTACGAACTCACAGAGAAAGCCGTAAATGGCTTAGAGAGATTAGATCACTAGCAAAAGAACGTATGGACGAGATACATCACAAGCATAATTCCAAGAAAGAGGCACCAGAAGAATAGGCTAGGGTAAGTATCCATATGCTATGGACTTATCAGGGTGAAAATATAGACGAACTACCAGAGGATTGCGAAGGATTCGTATATCTAATAACCAATAAGACCAATAATAAAAAGTATATAGGCAAGAAACTAGCCAAATTTAAGAAAACACGCCCACCACTCAAAGGCAAAAAAAACAAAAGAAGAAGCAAAATAGAAAGCGATTGGCGAGATTACTGGGGTTCCTCAGATCATTTGCTCGCTGATGTTGAACAACTAGGATCAGAAAACTTTACAAGAGAGATTTTGTATCTATGTCAAAGCAGAGGCGCTATGAGCTATTTAGAGGCAAAGGAACAGTTTGACCGCAGAGTGCTAGAAACAGACGAATACTACAACGGAATTATAAATGTGCGGGTAGGCGGTTCAAAGATTCTAAGAGAACAACTCAAAAAATTATAGGCAATATACGGACAGTGTTTGATCGGGGTAGCTCGATCCGCTTTGAGGACATGGATACCCATGTTCGGAATCTAGCGAGTCCAATAATCTGTTGCTCCTAAAAACCCCTTGCAAAGGAACGAAGCGGGGGATAGCGAGAGATCCGC